TCATAATCCTTGTGTCGGGGGTTCGAGTCCCTCCTCCGCTACCAAAAATCCCCCATGCGTTCCGTTGCGATGGGCCGCCGGCGCACCGAGGCCGGAAAGATCGAGGATTGCGGCGAGCTTGCCGACGATCTCGACGCGCGGATCCTCACCTTTCGGCGCCGGGTGGACGACGACCCTCTCGACGAGCTGACGGAACGCCGGATGCGCGATAGGCGATTCCCGCGCGCCGAGTCGCGCGGCCAAAGCCTCGAGCATCGCCCGAAAGGCGGCGATGGCCGCCGGGTGCAGCGCCACGACAGACGCCGGCGCGGCGTCGGCCGCCAGCGCCGCCTCCAAGTCGCGCCGCTCCCTGTCCAGCGCCTCCAGCTTCGTCCGTAGCGCGTCGAAAGCCGCGCCGCCTTGGGCGATCGCCTCGACCATGCGCTCGATCTGGCGCACGACCTCGCCGAGCCGGGTCTCCGCCTTCGCACGCTCGCGGCTGGTGTCGCCGGCCAGGCGGCGCCTCTCCTCATGATAGGCTCGCACGAATTCGGCGATCAGCTCGGGCTGGTCGATCTCCGCCCGCAGCGCTTCCACGACTCCGGCCTCGATCCGGTCGAGATAATAGGATCGATGGTTGTCGCAGCTGCCGCTCTCGGTCGCTCGGCTGCAGCGGATGCGTGGGCGGCCGTTGGCGTTGTCATGCTTCGCCATGCCGGACCCGCAGGCGCCGCAGCGCAATAGGCCGGACAGAAGCGAGCGCTGGTATCGCCGCGGCCCGCGCGGCTCGGGCCCGCGGGCGAGGCTCGCGCGCTTGCGCTCCGCCGCCCTCTCCCATGTCTCGCGATCGACGATCGCCAGCTGCGGGGCGTCCGCGCGCTGCCACTCGCTCGACGGGTTCGGCCGCGAGATGCGGCGTCCCGTGGAGGGGTCCTTGACCATCCGGACGCGATTCCAGACGAGCTCGCCGACATAGAGCGGGTTCTGCAGGATTCCGTTCCCGCGCTCGCCATTGCCGTTGATCGTCGAGGCGTTCCAGGCCGTCCCGCGCGGCGGCGGCACGCCCTCGCGATTGAGGTCATGAGCGATGTCGCGGGGCGAGCGGCCATCCGCATATTCGAGGAATATCCGCCGCACGATCGCCGCTTCCTCAGCGACGACCTGGGGCCGGCCCGGCTCGCCCGGCGTCGGCCGATAGCCATAGGAGCGCCCGCCGGCATAGCGGCCCTCGCGAATGACGCCGGCCATCCCGCGGCGAATCTTCTTCACCCCGTCCTCGCGAAACAGCTGGCCGACCAGGCCCCGCAGCCCGACAGTCACCGTGTCGGCGACGCCATCGTGAACGGCGCGGATCTCGATCGACAAGAAGGTCAGCTGTCGGTGAATGCCGGCGAGATCGGCCATGTCGCGCGAGAGCCGGTCGAGCGCCTCGACGAAGATCACGTCGAATTCCCGCCCCTCGGCCGCGCGGAGCAGCTGCTCGAGGCCCGGCCGGCCGAACATGGACGCCCCGGAGCGGGCGCGGTCCTCATAGGTGGCGACGACGGAAAAGCCATCGCGATGCGCCGTGGCGCGGCACAGGGCGACTTGATCCTCTATCGATTGGTCCCGTTGCAGCTCGGTGGAGAAGCGCGCATAGATCGCGGCGCGTCTAGACGCCGCCGGGCGTCGACCTTCTGTCGCCATCCGCGACCTCCTGTTTCCGTCCCGCCCGACTTGCCAGGGCCGCCTCATGATCGCGGCGCGCGGCGTCGCGCGCAAGCGCTCTCACCAGCTCCACTAGAGCCGGATCGGGCGGCGCGCGGCGCCGGGGCTGAAGAGGCGGGGAGGTCGCCACGCGTCACGCACCCTTTCGCTTCTGTCTACGCTGCACCCGATCCACCACCTGCCGCGCGCGCGGCATCCGCCATCTTCTGAGCGCCCGGCTCCACAAGCAGGACCCGGCATCGTGGCGGCAGCTTCCGCCGCTCTTCATGCGGCCTCCACGAGCGGGACCGAGCGGCGCGCACGGTGGTGGGAGATGCGATGCGCGCGCATGTCGCGCAGTCGGCGGAGCTCGATCGCACGGCCTTCGGCGCGAAGCGCGCGCTCCTTGCGGGCCTGCTCCCAGGCCCAGCGCTGGCACTCGCCGAAGGAGCGTCCGCCGACCTCGCGATATTCGAGCAGGGCGAGCGCCATGATGGCGCGACGGTCATAGGAGCCGTCGACGCGGGCGAGGATATCGGTCATGGCCGCGTCTCCGGGAAGGCGTTGTGCTCGCAGCCGTCGAGCAGGCGGCCTGCGCGGCGCTTGCCGACGCGATACATCCATTGAAAGCCGAGTGGATTATCGAGCGCCCTTCCCTCGAGGCGAATCTGCCCGGTGAATTCTGCAATGGCTGTCTTGTCGACTTCGATCGCGCGCGTGTCGCAGGCGATTCCAGTCCTGATCCGGCGCTTGTGTTCGGCAACACTGAAATCGCGCATGCACACACGGCCATCGGCCAGCATGGCGACGCCGTCGGAATTCGGGTAGAGGCGCTCGTTGCGGTTCGGCCCATGACAATAAACATCGACGCTGGACGTCGGCCCCCACTCCCCCCATTGCTTGAAGAAGAACGCAATGTCATGGACTGCGCAGAAGTCGTGTGTTGCACGTGCCCAATCCGGGTGCATCGGACGTGCGCGTGGTCCGCTCTCGCCGCCACAGATGATCTGCCGGACGAAATACCAGAGCGACCAATCGACTGGGTCGAGAGCCGGCTCGTAGGAAACGAATGTCATCCAGCCGTGCTTGGCTAGCTCCCTCAAATGGTCGCGGCGCTCATCGGCGCGGGGCTGATCTTCGACGGTCACGCCGAGCCAAACATTGGGGAGTGGCCATTCCCGCAACTTGATATCGTCCGGCATGTCGATATCGCCGATGCTCTCGACCGGCCAATTGTCGTCCGGCGTGACTTGTTTCGCGATCCACATATCGACGATGACGCGTGCAATCCGATGCGGCGTTCTCGGATCTGACATATAAGCCCGCATCCGCGCGGTGCGCTTCGTGAGAGACTGGAGCGTGTGCCAATGCGCGAGCGCCATCACCGCGAAAACGTGGTCGATCCATTCGTCCGGCACGGACTCGTGGAACAGGTCGGACATCGAGTTCACGAAGATGCGGCGCGGCTTTTTCCAGCGGAGCGGCTTCAGCAGCACGCTCTCCGGCGCTTGGCGAAGCACGCCAGTCCACACTGGCTTGCTGTTCACGATCTCCGTCGTGCCGGCGTAATGCGAGCCGGGCGACATCCGCTCGAGCTGCGCCGCCATCGCCATCGCGTAGCAATTCGTGCAGGCCGGCGAGACGATCGAGCACCCCACGATCGGGTTCCACGTCGCATCCGTCCATTCGATCTTGCTCGTCTCAGCCATCGGCGGCGGCCTCCTTTTCCGGCTGGCCGGGCTTCCGCTGGCGCTTGGTGAAAAGCTTCAGTCGATCGGCTGCATAGGCCGCTTCCGCCTCGCTCACATGGCCGCAGGGCGCGCCGTCGAGATCGATGCGGGCGGCGCCGGCGAGCACGTGGCGGCAATAGGTCGGGCCCCAGGCGTAGTCGGCGAGCGCGCAGGCGAGGCCTCTGCGGGTGAGCTCGGGCATGGCCAGCAGAATGTCCGTGTCTATGCCGATCTTCAGCGGCTTCTTTTCCGCGCCCGCCGGCGCGAAGGCCTGCGGGAAGCGCTCTTCGAGAATGGCGCGCACGCGCGTCGCGATCGCCCTGTTGCGGAATATCTTGCGCGACTCGGGAATAGCCATGGCCAACTCCTGTCTCAAAAGGGAATGTCGTCGTTGAGATCGTCGGCGAGCGGGCGGCCGGACGGCGCGGAGCTCGCCATGCCCATGCGCGGATCGTCGGCGGCCTCGCGCGCGGGCTTGGCGCGCGTCTGGCCATAGGCGTGCTCGTCGCGCTCGGCGCCCTTGGGCGAGCCTTCGAGGCCGAGCGAGCCATCGAAGCGGCCGATGACGATCTCGGTCGAATAACGGTCCGAGCCGTCGTTCGCCTGCCATTTGCGCGTCTTGATCTGGCCTTGCACCGAGACCTTCGAGCCCTTCTTCACATATTGCTCGACGATCCCGACCAGCGGCTGGTTGAAGACGACGACGCGGTGCCATTCGGTCGACTCCCGGCGTTCGCCGGTCGCCTTGTCCCTCCACTGCTCGGAGGTGGCGAGCGAGAAGCTGGCGATCTTATCGCCGCTCTGCACGGTGCGGATTTCGGGATCGCCGCCGACATGGCCGAGGAGGATGGCGCGATTGATGCTCATGATGATCACACCCTCATCGGCATGAGCACGATCAGCAAATCCGGCTGCGTCGCGCTCTGGAACAGGGTCGGCGCGCCGGGATCGGCGAGGCGGATGACGGCCGAATCGCCTTCGAGCACCTGCAGCGCCTCGGCGAGATAGCGGCTGTTGAAGCCAATCTCGATCGGCGAGCTGTCATAATCGGCCTCCATCTCGTCGCGCGCCTCGCCCATGTCTGGATTGGTCACGGAGAGCGTGAGCGCGCTCGCGTCGAAGGAGAGCTTCACCGCGCGGCCGCGCTCGCTGTGAATGGTGGAGACGCGATCGGCGGCCGCCGCCATCGCCGTGCGATCGAGCGTCGCGCGCTTGTCATTACCTTGCGGAATGACGCGGGCGTAATCGGGGAAGGTCCCGTCGATCAGCTTGGTGGAGAGCGTCACATCGCCGAGCGAGAAGCGCAGCTTGTTCGCCGAGACGGCGAGGCGCGCCTCCGCCTCCTGGCCTTTGAGCAGGCGCTCGATCTCGGCGCAGGCCTTGCGCGGCACGATCACGCCGGGCATGGCGGCCGCGCCCGCCGGCGCCTCGGTCTCGATGCGAGAGAGGCGATGGCCATCTGTCGCCACCATGCGCAGCAGCGCGCGGCCGTCATCTTCCATATGATGGAAAAACACGCCGTTCAGATAATAGCGCGTCTCCTCTGTGCTGATGGCGAAGGCGGTCTTGCCGAGCATGCGCGCCAGCGTGGCTGCCGGCAGGGCGAAATCGGCGGAGAATCCGTGCTCTGTGGTGTCCGGGAATGTGTCCGCCGGCAGGGTGGAGAGCTTGAAGCGCGAACGGCCGCTGCGCATCTGCAGCTGGCCGGCTTCCTGCCCTTCCAATGTGATCTGCGCCTTTTCCGGCAACTTGCGCGTCAGATCATGCAGCACCGCAGCCGAGACGGCGAGCGCGCCGGTCTCGGCGATCTCCGCATCGAGCAGTATGCGCGTCTCGATGTCGAGATCGGTGGCGCGGATGCAGAGGCGGCCGTGATCCGTCTCCAATAGGGCGTGAGAGAGGATTGGAATCGTCGTGCGCTGCTCGGCGATGCGACGCGTCGTCTCCAGCGCCTTCAGCAGCGGCGCGCGATCGATGGTGAGTTTCATTTGTGGCTTCCTCGCTACAAAGGCCGGCGGCTGGACGCCGGCCTTCGTCGATTGCGATCAGGCTTCCGGCGCGCCCTCATAGGCGGGGAGCCCGGTCTCCTGCGCGGCGGTGAGAAGGTCGTTCTTGATCTGCTCGCGGAGAAAATGTTCGGGGCGATAGAGCTGGTAGAACCATTTGATCGCCGCGCCGGCGCGATAGCGCAGCCGCACCGGAATGCGCACCGGCTCGCCGGCCTCGAATACCGGCAGAGAAATCATGAACAGGCCGGGCACGATCAGCTTCTCGCCCTGCGTATTGGTGTGCTTTTCGCTGAAGACGACCTCGCCCTCGCCGCTCTGCAGCGTCACGCTGGTCTTCAGCGTGGCGCCGACATTGACTTGCAGCCCGCGCGAGAGATCGATGATCTCGTTCGGATTGCCGAAGCGCGTCTTGAATAGCTGCTCATATTTGCTCTTCTCGGACTCGCTCTTCTCGGACTCGCTCTTCTCGGCATCGTTCGTCTCGGCATCGCTTCTCTTGGTATCATTCGGCGAGGCCAGCTCGGCGATATGATCCTCGAGGAAGGCGGCGAACTCGCCCTGGTCGAATTTCTCGCCGTTGAACTGCTGCCAGACCTGAAACTCCTTGGTCGTGGGGAAATTATATTCGATGCGATGATTGCCGAAGCGAGCGACGCCGGAGGTCTCGTGATAATCGATCACCGCCAGCAGCTTCGCCGCTTTCAGGTCGGTGTTGGCGAAGATGACGCTGTGCTCGTCCTTGTGGCGGTTCACCAGATCGATGAAGCTCTGCAAATTGTCGACCTTGGCCACACCGCGCCGGCGCTCCGGCGCTATGCGATAGGCGTCGAACAGGTTCTTCACGCCCTCGAGCTTCGGGTTCACGCCATTGCGATGAATGGCGACGGGAATCTCGCTCGGCAGGCCGATGACGTCGACCGGCGATTTGATTGTGGCGATCTCGATGTTCTGCGCGGCGCCGCCGAGGGCGAGAAGACGGTCGAGAAGGTCCTTGTTCTCGATCTTCAGAAGCGTCTCGGGCTGCAGCGACAACGCCTCGCCGAGGATGGGCTCATTCTCCGACATGCAAATCTCCAATGGTCAGTGTGAAGGGTGGAAAGATCAGCCGGCGTCGCGCGCGCGCGGCGTCACTTCCCGCGGGCCGGTGAACATGTCGAGCTGGCTCGGGTGCTGGACGGAAATCTTGCCGTCGACGAGCCAGCAGGTGGTGCCGCGGAAGCCGGGCTCCGGCGGCAGCTTGGATTTGACGATCGGGACGATCGAAATCTTGTCGCCGTCGCGCGTGAAATTCATGTCGAGCGTGACGGTCGCCTTGGCCTTGTCGCCGGGCGCGTCCTCGAGCGCCTCCAGCGCCTCACGCAAATATTCGTTGAGCTTGCCGTTCACATCCTCACGGCCGAAGACGCTCATGATCTCCGGATAGCTGTCGATCAGTCTCGTCATTCCCTCTCCTCCTCACATCGTTCGCGCGGCCAGCGCCGGCAGAAAGCGCCTGAATTTGTCGTAGAGCTCGTCGGCGACATCGGCCGGCTTGCGCAGGCGATAGACTTTGCGCAGGGGCGGAACGGCCTCGAAGACTGGATTCCATGGGCGCGGGGGCTGGCCCAGGAAGTCGCGGCGCTCTGTCATCAGCGCGACGACGTCGGCGCGGCGAATGCGCCGCTGCTGCTCATGGTCCGGCGGCGGCAGGCCAGCGGCCCGCAGGAAGGCGGCGTCGTGCCGGTCCTTCAGCGAGCGCAGCGCGCGGCGCACGGCGTTCGTATCCTCGCCCGCGTGGCGGGCTATCGCTTCGAGAGCCTCGGCGACCGGCGTCGTGATGTCGCCGAGATGCGCCTCATGCGCGTCATGCAGCAGCGCATAGGGGCGGTCGGTCGGCTCGGCCGCGTCGCAAACGATCAGCGTATGCATGGCGACGCTGATCGGCTTGTCGGCGTTGCCGGCGAAGCGATTGATCTGCGCCAGCGTGTCGGCGACGGCGCGAAAGTCGATCTGCGCCGCGTCCGGATGGAGCATGTCCATGGCGCGGCCGCCGCGAATCTGCGCCCAGGGAGAAACGTCGGCGATCATGATCTGGCGCTCCTCTCGGTGCTCTGGCGCGACGAAAGCTCGCCTCCCATGCCCATGGCGAGATAGGCGCTCCAGGCCTTGCTGCGCTGCGCTGCGGCGCGCTCGGCGGCGTCATGCTCGATCTCGACGCGCTGCGCCTCGCGGCGGCGCTGGCAGGCGAGAATGCGGCCGGCGACGTGAAGGCCGAAGGCGATATTGGCGAGGATCAGCGCCGAGGCGAGCAGCGTCATGAGGAGATCGCCTGCGCGGCCGGTCGTCACGATCGCTGTCGCCGCCTCCGCCTCGTCGAGCATGGCGTCGGCGAGGAGGCCGAGAAAGCCCCAGCTCAGAACGCCGAGCCAGAATGCGGCGCCCTCGGCCGCAGCGCCGAGAGAGGTGAGGCCGAAGGCGTCGCGCAGCTCGCGCGCCTTGCCGGCGACGAAGGGCGCGAGACGGCCGATGTCCCGCGCCGGAAAGCGGAGGCGATGCAGAGCGAGCAGCAGGCCGCGCTCATCGCCGAGGCTTTGTTCCAACGGAAGGCTGGCCGCCATTGCGGTGACGCGGGCGGAGTCGTCGCACTCGTCGGCCGGCGTCGGATGGAATAGGCTTCCTTCCTCTTTGGAGGAAATATCATGGTCGATCATCGTCTTTCCGCCGGTCAGGTTCGGACCGCCGTCGCCAATTTCGTTCTCGCCGCCGCTTTTCGGCGCCTCGCCGAGCGGATGATCCGCAGCGGCGCGATCGACGAAGCCGCCCTCGCGATCCTGATCGATGAGGCTGCCGACGAAGGCGCGGATGGGATCGTCGCGCTCCCCGGCGGCCGCGGCGCCGCAGTCGAGGATATCGCCGCCGGTGTCGGCATCGCGCGAAAGCTGTTCAGGGGCCTGCGGAACTTGCGCGCCATGGAGTGACGAAGACGCTGCGGCTTGCTGTGAGCCGGATGCGGAAGACGGGTGCATATCCCCTCCCCTGTGACGGGCGCGCCGAGCCGGTTGGGTCGGGCGTGAGGGGAATAGTTGCGCAACAGGAAACCGCCGTCAAGCGATGAGTTGCATGTTACGCAACTTTCTTGCGGCGCTGGCGAGACGCTACGATGAATGCAGGCAACAAAAAACCGGCCGAAGCCGGGTCGGTGGCTCTTACCTGAGTGCAGGCGTCAGAGAGATAGCCATCCCCAGAGCGCTGGGATCGGCGCTCAAAAGTCCTTTTGGATCTTAACGGCGCCTGGAGCGACCCGCCCGGCTCTCGCTCTCAATGCCGATAAATGTTTCTGACAAAGGTCCCTATCTATTTGAGAGTAGCCATTGTAAAAACGAGTAAATGATATGACACTATCTTGGGCGACATCCCAAGCATGTTGCAGGTGCGCCGTATTCAGCATACGCTTTTTAGTCGCATCTTCGATTTTAGAGGCAAGAGTCCTCGCTTCGTCTACTTCTGCGTCAGACACATATACGATAACATATCCGTCTCGTCTCATTTGGCACTTCTTGACGAATGCATAATCGTAATATGTTTCGTTTATTACTTTCATTGGCGACTCTTCGTCGTCTCTTTGTTTTTGAGCTTTGAGCGCCGGGGGCGGTGTCGCAACGCCAGAATTTATCGCTTTTGATTTGCCATTCAGGCGCTCGATATATTCAAGGTTTGCTGTGCGGGCGCGGTCGTAGGCGTCAGCAGTGGCGGCGCATATCTTCGCTGCGGGCTGGTCTGGCGCAGGATATTGGCAATTCGGAATAGCTGGGGCGCCAGTCCAACCATCGAGAGCCGCCCGAAAAATGGCATTATCGGCCTGACTGCCGTGTCCGAGAGCCGCGGCCATGCAGGCTTTCGCATTGTCGCTACCGCCTCCATAGGTGCCGCCAAAGACGATGCTGCATATTTCCTCTCCCGTCAGCCGCACTGTGGCGGCCTGGCATGGGAGAGATAGGGTGGCGGTAATAATCAATCCGAAACGCGACGCACGCATTTAACCCCCATGACTATGCTGAACTGGGTTGCGACCGCTTGCTTTTGCCCTTCGCGGGCGAGCTCCCGCGTTGTATCGGTTGGCTCGGTGCCTCTTCGGGAAATGCAGCTTTGAGGATATTGACCATCGTCTTGAGCTGTTCCGTGCTGCGATTCATAAACATCCGGCTCATCCAGTCGTCCAGAGGATGGCGGAACAGCTCGACCGGCTCAATCTCGAACAGTCCGGCTAGGGCGCGCACGTTGTCTTCTGTGGGTAAATCACCTTTGCACCATTTTGAAACGGTGCCCTTATTCACGCCCAACTCGCGGACGAGATCAGCCGGCCTCATGCCTCGATGCTCCATCCATTCCTGGATGTAGTGAATGCGCTTAGCTTCCTTCGCCTGAGCCGTAACGACCTTTGCCATGGCGTGGACCATAGGAAACATCGCGGCCGACGTCGTTAAGCCCATAGGAAACTTTTTCCTTGACCGAAGTTTCTTAATAAGCAACTATGCGGGCATGACACACCCGCTTCGCTCTTACCGAAAGTCTGCCGGCATAACGCTGTCGGCGCTCGGCGCGCGCGTCGGCGTCTCGAAGGGCTTCCTGTGCAAGATCGAGCAGCGGAAGCAGCTACCGTCCTTGGCGTTGGCCGCGAAGTTGTCGGAAGCCACCAACGGCACGGTTCCTCTTGCTGATTTCCTTCCCGCCCCCGCCCCCTCCCCTTGTCCGAAGGAAGCAGCGGAATGAGCGAGAGCAAGACTCCCATCTGGGACGCGCTCATGGCGCGGATTTATGCGCGCACTTTCGGCCGCGCCGAGCCCGAAGGCATTCGTCCCGGCCTCCGCTTCATGCCGCGTGGACCTTATACCGACGCGCAGCGCGCGAAATGGCTCGCCGAGATGATGAGCTTTGCTCGTTGCCACACGGTGACGGTGCGGGACGCGGTCGCCCATTTCGAAGTGCCGGTGCCGGTGTTTCTCGATCATGTGACGAATGAGGAGATTCTAGACCTGCGTTACGACTGCGGCTGTCTGATCGAGGCCGTCATCGAGCGCGCCGGCCGGACCGATGGCGAGGCGTTCGAGGCGCTGCGGCGCGAGCTCGACGCGTTCAGAAAGCGCCTCGCGCTTCTGCCATCGCGATCCGGCGATATCGATCCGCCGGCGGACGAAGATGGCGGCGCGGCATGACGGGCTCGCATTCATCGCGGCGGCTTCGGCTGGGGCGGATTGCGCCAATGATCGATCATCTCGCGGTCGCCGCGCTCGATCTTGTCGAAAAACGCCATCATGCGCGCCATGCCGTCGGCGTAGCGCGTCGGCTTCGCTGCTTCGCCGATGTCTCCGAGAAAGGCCTGTCGGCAGACGGCGATGTCCTTGTCGCGGCCAGCTTGGGCGAGTCGAGCGGCCAGCATCAGCGACAATTCGGCCAGGCGCTGGATCAGCTTCTCGTGCGGGTCCTCGCTGCGCTTCATGGTTTCCCCCTCTTCGCCGCGTGCTCTTCTCCGCGGCCGAAGGCGCCGAACTCCCAGCGGCGTTTCCTCCCCCTCCCCGGCGCTTCGGCGCCGGGGTTCCTTCTTTTCTCGGAAACGGCGGCGCGCCGATCCGCCAAGATATGCCGCGCCGCCTTCCGTTCCATGGCGTTTTCCTCATCGTCCATGATCACAGCATGGCACGAAGGGGAAAGCGCGTGTGTCCCAAATTTAGGGATATTTCGTCCCAAATGAGCGCGACGATGGACAGGGCCTATCTGCTCGCCGACCGCTATGTGCGCGAGGAAATGAGCGCCGCGCGCGTCAACAAGCCCGACGCGATCGAGACCGTGGCCGACGCCTGCGGTCTCGCGCCGGGAACGCTGCACAATCTTTTCAAGAGGCGACTCAAAAATGTCGAGAAGGTCGCTCTCGCGCTCGAGGGATTCGCCCTGCGCCGGCTCGAGCAGCGCGCCGCGCAGCTGCGCCGCGATATTGGCGAGATGCGCGAAAGCCGCATGGTGGTCGATCCGGCTCGCCTATCTGAGCTGGAAGCTGCGCTCGACGATGTCGAGCGCTGGCTCAAAAAGGGGTGAGCGATGAGCGAAGGTTCCCTGTGGAAGCAGGTCCAGGCGCTCGTCGCCGCCGGCCGCAGCAATGCGGAGATACGGGCCGCGCTCCGCGCGCACATGTGCAAAGAGACGCTGGACACCTATCTCAGCGCGGCACGGTCGCAGCGCGGCAAGCAGGCAGCGCGCGCGACGCCGGAATGGCCGGATGCGCGCATCGCGACGGTCGCCAGGCTGTGGGCGGAGGGCTGCACGGCGGCGCAGATCGCCGCTGAGATCGGCGGCGGGATCACGCGCTCGGCGGTGATCGGCAAGGTTCATCGGCTCGGCTTGCCGGCGCGCGAGCGGGGAGTGCGGACGAAAGCGGCGCGCGCCGCGATCATCACGCCGCCACCGGCGCAAGCGGTGAAACGGCCGGCAGAGAAGGCGGCGCCGGTCGTCGTCGCGAGGCCCGCGCCCGTTCCCGCGCTGGCGCCGCCGGTCGACTGTGGGGAGACGGCGCTGGTCGCGTCGATCCTCGATCTGGTCGAGGGGCAATGCAGATGGCCGCTCGCGGCCGGGTTTTGCGGGCGGCCGAGCGCCGGCGGCAAGTCCTATTGCGCGCATCATGCGTTGCGATCGGTCAACCCGCGCGGGCCCATGCGGCCGCCGCGCGCGATCAGCGAAGGTCGCAAGAGCGAGCCGCGCGAGCGCATCGCCGATTGCATCGAAATGTTCGAGGCGGCGCGGTGAGATTCGGCGCGGTGTTCGTGCATGTCGAGCGGCGCGAATGTCGGTTCGCCGCGTCGATCGCGCGCAACATGCGCGCCGCCGGCTGGGGCTGGCGTCGCATCGGCCGGGCGCTGCGCGTGTCGCCCGCGCGAGCGGAGCGATTGGCGCTGAGCGGAACGATGTTCGCGCGGCGCTGGCGCGAGGAAATGCGAAGGGCGGCGTGAGCCGCCCGAGGAGAGAGATCATGCGGCTGAACGATGCGCAGATCGCCGATGTGAAGGCCCGGGTCGATCTCGGCGCGCTGGCGCGCGAGCTCGGCGCTGGACTGCGCAAGCAAGGACGAAAGCTCATCGGCTCCTGTCCGATCTGCGGCGGCGGGCGCTCGGCGCAGCGCTTCGAGGTGCAGGGCGACGGCTGGGTGTGCGCCGTCTGCCAGGACGGCGGCGACGCTATTCGCCTGCTGCAGCGCGCCACCGGCTGTGATTTCCGCGCCGCGGTGGAGAGGCTCGGCGGCGCGCGCGAATTGAGCGACGCCGAGCGCGCCGAGCTGGAGCAGCGCGCGCGGGAGCGGGAGGAAAAGCGCGAGCGCGAGGCGCAGCGCTATCGCGAGCGCGAGATCGCCGCCGTGCGGCGCTTGTGGGAGGGCGCGGCGCGCGCGCCTTTCGATCTCGTCGCCGCCTATCTGCAATGGCGGCGCTGTCTCGCGCCGGCCTCGGCGATGCTGCGCTGCGCGCCGGAACTCTGCTTCTTCGACGGCCAGGCGCCGGACGAGCGCGGGCGCATGGCGCCGCGCGTCGTGCATCGCGGCCCGGCCATGCTGGCGGCGATCGTCGACAATGCGGGCCAATTCTGCGGGCTGCATATGACCTTTCTGGCGCCCGGCGGCGCCGGCAAGGCGGAGATTTTCGAGCCCGAAACCGGCGAGGCGCTCATGCCGAAGAAATGCCGAGGCTCGGTGAAGGGCGGCCATATCGTGCTGCGCGCCGCCCAGGCGCCGCGGCGGCTGTTCATCGGCGAGGGAATCGAGACCGTGCTGTCGGTGGCGACGGCGCTGAAGGCGACGCGGCGGCTGCGCGTCGATGACGCCTTCTGGTCGAGCGTCGATCTCGGCAATCTCGGCGGCGCGGCGGCCGAGACGATCGATCATCCGTTCTTGAAGCATGCGAATGGCCATCGTCAGCGCCTGCCGGGCCCGGAGCCCGATCGCGCGGCGCCGGCGATCGCCATTCCGGGCAGCGTCGAGGAGCTGGTGCTGCTCGGCGATGGCGACAGCGAGCGCGTGCTGACCGAGACGACGCTCGAGCGCGCGCGGCGCCGCTATGAGCGGCCTGGGCGCGTGATCCGCACGGCGTTCGCGCCCGAGGGGCAGGATTTCAACCATGTGCTGATGGAGGGGTGAGATGGCCGAGGCGCCGGGCTTTCGGCGAGTGGAAGCTCCTGGAGCGGACGGAGCGGCTGGTGGCGACGCTGCCGCGGCAGGATGACGCCGAGACGATGCTCGACCTGCTCGCCAAGCGCTCCGTCGTGGCGGCGCCGGTCGGCGCCGACACGGTGGATTGATTTTTTCCTCTCTTTTGCGCGGGCGGGACATGGGCTTCGAGAGCGGTGACGAGGGGCGGCGCGCGCAATTGCCGCTGCGGCGGTTGGGCGAGAGCTTCGACTTCGAGTTCGAGGGGACATGCTTCACGGCGACGGTCGGATTCTATCCGGACGGGCGCGTCGGCGAGCTGTTCCTGAATGGGCTGAAGCTGGACACGGCGCAGGATGTCTACGCCTGCGATCTCGGAAAGGCGATCTCGATCGCCCTGCAATATGGCGCATCGCTGGAGGCGCTGGCCCGCACCATGACGCGCGACGGCGCCGGGCGGCCGCGCGGCCTCGCCGGCTGTGTGCTGGATTTGGTGCGGGAGATGCGCGGATGAGCGGCCAGAACAGATCAACGGCTGTCATGCAGCGGCGCGCGAAGACAAAAGAGCCGCGACCCGACGACTCGTTCGACGCGTTCGACTATTATCCGACGCCTGCATGGGGCACGCGGGCGTTGTGTGAATGGCTTGAGGCAGAAGGGCTTGCCAGCCCCGGCCTTCAAGACGTCTGGGAGCCGGCCTGCGGCGAAGGGCATATGGCGAAGCCGCTCGGAGAATTTTTCCGTGAGGTTTATGCGGCCGATGTCTGTGCCCGTGGCTTTGGTGATGTCGACGATTTCCTGTGGCACTCAGACCGCCGCGCCGACTGGATAATCACCAATCCGCCGTTTCGGCTTGCGTCACAGTTTGCGACGACGGCGTTCGACCGCGCGCGCTTCGGCGTCGCCATGCTCGTTCGAATCGCCTTCCTTGAAGGATCGGACAGATACAACAATCTGTTCGCAAAGCTTCCGCCTTCGCACATCGTGCAATTCGCCGAGCGCCTGCCGATGGTCAAAGGCTGGGTGGACCGCAACGCATCATCGGCGACTGCCTACACCTGGGTTGTCTGGCACAAGGCGTCAGGATCCTCAACGCGGTTCCATTGGCTCGCGCCATGCCGCAAGCGATTGGAGCGTGATTCCGATTATGCGTCTTCCGCCGGCAAATTCGACGCATCGCAGCTAAGCGCGGGCGAGCCCGCGGCATGACGACCGATCCCTACAAGCGCATCGCCGACGCTGTCGAGGGCGCGAGCCCGCAGCCCCTGCGCGCCGCTCCGCCGACGGCGGACGCCGATGACGCGAGCGATGGCGACGCCTGCGACGCGCTCGGGCCGTCGGACCAGGAGGCCGATGGCGTCGACATGCGCGTCGTCGAGCGCTGCGCCAAGCTCGATCAGTCCGACACCGACAATGGCAAGCGGTTGATCGAGCATTTCGGCGCCGATCTCGTCGTGATGGCGCAGGGCGGCGTCGAGGGCGGCGGCTGGCTCGGCTGGGAGGGGCGCTATTGGGACTTGGACGGCGGCGTCGCGCGCGCGAGCAAGATGGCGCAGATGATCGGCGGGCGCATTGGCCTGGAGACGCGCTATCTGCAGCAGACGCCGGCCGAGGCGCGCGTGATCGAGGAAGCCGACAATCTCGCCGCCGATGACGAGAGCGATGGCGCCAAGGCCGTGCGCCGGGCCGCCGCGGCGGCGGAGAAGGCGCTGGAGAAACGGCGGCTGGCGCGCTGGCGCTTCGCCGTGAGCTCGAAAAATTCCGCGCGGCTCGTCGCCATGCTGAAGACGGCGGCGCCGCATCTGCGCCGCGAGCCCGGCGGCTTCAATTCGGAGTCGATGCTGATCGTGACGCAGAATGCGACGCTGCGCGTGATCGTCGAGGAGATCGGCGGGAAGAAAGAGGCGCGGCTCGACGTGCGGCGCGGCTTTGCGCGCGAGGATTATGCGACCGGACTCGTGCCCTGCGATTTCGATCTGATGGCGAAGGCGGCGAAGTGGGACGCCTTCCTGCTGCGCTGCCTGCCGAGCGCCGATATGCGCCGCACGGTGCGGCAATACGCCGGGCTCGGACTCGTCGGCACGCTGCTGCAAAAGCTGATGTTTCATCATGGCTTCGGCGCCAATGGCAAAAGCGTGTTTCTCGCGGTGATTTCCGGCGTCATCGGCAAATCCTATGGCGTGTCGCTGCCCAAGGAGACGATTCTCGGGCGCGGCGAACGCGGCGCCGGGCAGGCCTCGCCGGACATTGTGAGATTGTTCGGCAAGCGCTTCGTGCGCATCGACGAGCTGAAGGAGGACGAGTCGCTGCGCGAGGATCTCGTGAAGCGGCTCACCGGCGGCGACGAGATGGCGGTGCGCAATCTGTTCGAGGGCTATTTCGATTTCGCCAATCGGGCGACGCCGCATATGAGCGGCAACGGCTTTCCCAAGATCGACGGGACCGACAATGGCATCTGGCGGCGCATGCTCGTCGTGCATTGGTCGGTGACGATTCCGCCGGAGGAGCGGCGCGAGTTCGACGGCTTCGTCGCCGAGCTGTTGGAGGAGCGCAGCGGCATATTGAATTGGCTGCTCGACGGCGTGCTCGATTATCTCGAGCATGGGCTGTTCATCGCGCCGGAGATCGCCGCGGCGACCTCGAAATATCAGGAGGAGATGAATCCGATCGGGGAATTCATCAAGGATTGCGTCGAGGCGCATGAGGGCGAGCGCGTGGCGGCGAGCACGGCGTATCAGGCCTATGTGAGCTGGTCCATGGCCAACGCCAAGCGGGCGAAGACGCAGACGGCGTTCGGCCGCGAGATGGCGAAACTGTTCAAGCGCGACAATGACCGGGCGCGCTCCTATCTCGACTGCCGCCTGCATGACGTGCCCGACCGGCCGGAGGAGCCGGGCAAGGCGCGCGCGGCGACGGATTATCCGGAGGGGTATGGGGGATGAGCGGGCAAAGAGAACGCAACATGAAGCCGATTCCGATCTCTGCGGCGGAACGTATCGCGAAGGAATGCGGCTACGATCAGGTGATCATTTACGCCCGGCGCGTCGGTGACGATCCAAAACCGCACGGTGAGCATGTGACGACGTATGGCGTCGACGCAGCGCACTGTGAAGTGGCTGCTCGGATAGGCGATCATCTCAAATACAACGTGTTCAAATGGCCGCGAGAGAGTGAGAAATGACGCGCACTCGCGGGCCTACCGTCATCGATCTCTTTTGCGGCGGCGCCGGCGGCTGGTCGCTCGGCCTCCATCGCGCCGGCTATCGCACGGTTGCGGCCTGCGAGGCCGATCCGTGGCGGCGCGCCATGTTCGCGGCGAATTTCCCCGGCGTGAGGATGTATGACGATGTTCGAGAGCTCACCGCAGGGCGAATTATTTCCGATCTCGGATATCGTCCCGACCTGCTCGTCGGAAGCCCGCCCTGCCAGGACGCGAGCGCAGCCAACACGCGCGGCCAGGGAGTCGACGGCGAGCGCACCGGGCTCTTCTTCCCGACCATCCGCCTCGTCGGAGATCTGCGACCTCGTTGGGTCGCTCTTGAAAATGTCCCTCGCCTCCGAACTCGCGGCGCAGACAGAGTGCTCGGCGCATTGGAGGAGATCGGATACTCCGCTTGGCCGTTCGTGGTGGGTGCTCACCATGTCCGCGCCAATCACAAACGAGAGCGAGTGTGGATCATTGCTTTCGACCCCGCGCAAATCGGACATGGCGGCGGGGGGGCATGGCGATACTGGCCGCATGGGAACGGTGCGGCACATGCTGCACCAGGCGATGCTGCCGACGCCGACGAAGTCGGACGGCGGAGCCGAGCCGCCGGGAGTGACAGGGCGGAAGCTGAGAACCTATCTCGCCACGCCGGCGAAGCGGGATTTCCGCTCGGCGAAGGCGTCGGAACAAACGATGCGTGGCAATGCGCGGCCGCTGAACGAGCATCTGGCCAACGCCGAGATGATGCTCACCCCGACGAAGACGGGCAATCTCACAGCGCCGTCGATGTTGAAATGGGCGGGCGCGAGGGCGCTGGCGAAGATGCTGGCGAGCCATGGTCTCACTGGAACGGCGGCCTTGCCCATCACCTACGGCTGGATCATGGGCTATCCACCGAGCTGGCTGCTGCGTCCGGCGATCGGGCAAGCCCTCTCCATGGCCTCGCGGGCCGCATCGTCGCCGCCTATGGCGACGCCGTCGTGCCGCAAATCCCGGAAGCCATAGGCCGGGCCATTCGTCGCGTCGAGGCGGCGGTGGCGGCGGCCCGCAGCCCGATAGAGGAGCCGCCATGACGGCCGACCTATGACGCGCGCTCGCGGGCCGCCGGCGTCGCCAAACGTCGCAACTCTCATCTTCGCTGCCCTCGCGTCGCCTTCCGTGGCGCGAAACGCTTTCCTGCGCGCCGAAAAGCCCGTAGCCCGTTTGGATGGCCGGCGGGAAATCTGCAAGGGTTGCAAGAGTTGCGCAAGAGTTCGAAACAAACTGTCGCAGGTGTTTTTGCGTGATACGGCAATAGGTTATGAGAGGCGTGCAAGAGTTGCATGAGTTTTCCTCGCGTAATGTATGAAACATTGGGGTTCGGGGAGTGCTCTAAAAATGTTTGCTCATACGTTATGTGCGTAGAAAACTCAGGCAACTCTTGCAAATGATGAAAAATAACAATGAATATATAGGCTTGTAATCTGCAATGGTTTTGAACAAACCATTGCGCAACCCGTGCAACCCTTGCAAAACAGGAACAAAGCATGAGCGGGACGAAGGATCGGCGCGCGGCGGTGATCGCTCTGGCGCGGGGGTGGGGTGGGCAGGGCGTGGCGGCGCGGCCCAAGGCGCGCGAGCGGCGCGGGATCGAGGACTTGCTCGCCTGGGCCTATCTGCGCGAGCTGCCGAAAACGGCGATGCGGCGGACGGATGGCCCAAAACTCTGGCGCAGCGGGTGGATGAAGGTCGAGGAATGGCTCGAGGAGCTGTCTTTGGCGGGACCGAACGAAAATCGCTTCGGCGTCGTCCCGGATTTGAGCGTGATGACGGCGCCGCACGAGGACGCGCTGCGCGTGCATGAGGCCGTGTGCCGGCTGGACGAGCTCGACATCGGCGTGCCGGACGATTGGTCGCCCTGCGCCGAGCTCGGCGATCTCGACGGGCATGGCGCGGCTCTGCCGGGGCTGGCGCTGGCGCGGCTCTGCGTGACCGGGGCGGATGGCGTGCCGCGGCTGCGGCGCTCGGCGCGGGCGCTGGTGTTTCGTCATGCGATTCTCGGCGGGTGCCCCGATTGGGAGATCGATCCGCCACAGGTGCGGGTGGTGAGCGAATACGGCCGGCCGAAGTGGTTTCTGCGCGAGGTGATGTGGTTCGACGGGGTGGATGGGCAGGTCGCGCACGAGGTGGAGATCGACGGCTGCGACAAGTGGGGGCATGCGCGGCCAGGCGCTTATCAGAAAACCTATCTCGACCCTGATCCGGTCGATGGCGTCGTCGGGCGCGGCGAGTATGAAATCTGGCGCTGGGCGCTCGATTTGCTGGTGGAGGATTTGGCGGGGCTGCTCGTCGATTTCGAGGCCGTGGCGAGTGATCGGCCTATGCGGCCCTGGGTGGAGGCGGCGCCGCGCAAGGGGCGGACGCTACGCGATCTACGGCAAGATGCCGGGTGGCAGATTCGCGGGGATGCGCGACGGGCGAAAGGGCGACTCTAGAAATTCCTTGACGCCCCGAAGATATTTTGCGATGTGTTGGTCACGGATTAAAAGGATCGACAAACCCCGCTCTCACAAGAGGGCGGGGTTTTTCGTTGTGGGGGCGCGCATGCGGCTGCTGGTGACCTTCGACGCCGCGGCGCTGCAGCGGGAGATCGCGGGGCTGGAGGCGGCCGAGGCCGGGCGTCTGCGCACGCGGCTCGCCGGGGCGCTCAACGAGGTCGGCGCGGAAATCCACAAGGCGGTGCTGCCGCCGCTGCGCCTGCAGACAGGGCTGAAGGGCGCGACGGTCGCTCGCTCGGTGCATGACATCGGCGCGGGCGGCGACCGGCTCGCCTATTCGCTGACGACGCGCGGCGGCGATATCTCGCTGAAATATTTCTCGCCGCGAGAGGCGCAGGGCGGCGTGATCGCGCGGCCGCGGGGCGTGCGGACCTATGTCCAGGGCGCGTTCCTCAAGAGCGGCCGCTCGCCGAACCGCTCCTATGCCGAGCGGCTGCACGGGCAGGTGTTCCGCAATGTCGCGCGCGGGAAGTGGCGCGGGCGCATCGCTCGGGTGAAGAGCGGCGTGTTCATCCCGCGCGAGCTGGTGCAGGGCGCGGCGCGCGCGACCTTCGAGCGGATGGTGGCGCGCGAGCTGCCCCCCGCGGTCGGCCGGGCGCTGACCCTGGTGACTGCCTGACGGGTCCTTCCCCTCCCCCGCCGCGCCCCACGACCGGGAAACGCGCGGGGGTTTTCCAGTAATGCTGGCCAAAAATCAGGGCTAACGATGCTAACAGAGGCACCTAACGGCGCTAACGCTTCGCCGCGAGCGGTCATGTGGACCGTGGCCGAGGTGGCGGCGCGGGACGGCGTGTCGAAGCCGACCGTCTCTGTGCGCGTCAAGCGCTTCGTCGAGCAGCATGGGCTCACGGTCGAGCGTGACGCTCTCGGGCGCGTCGCGCGGCTCAATGTCGCCGAATACGACGCTCTGCGCGGCCGCTATGACGATCCGTCCAAGGCGCAGGCGTCCGCCCGCACGACGGCGCCGGTCGAGGACAGGGAGACCTATGACGAAGCCCTGCGCCAGAAGACCTGGCACGAGGCCGAGAAGCGGCGCATCGAGCTGGCGCAGATCAAGGGCCAGCTCATCGAGACGGCGGCGGTCGCCGATGGCTATGATCGCGCCGCGCAGAAGATCCTCGACACGATCGGTCGCCTCGACGAGCATTGCGACGACCTCGCCGCTGTGGTCGGGCGCGAGGGCTCCCGCGGCCTGCAGACGGCGATGAAGAAGCTCGTCGTCGAGCTGCAGCGCGACATCGCCGCGGCCCTGCGCTCCGAGGCGGACACGCTGCGCGCGATGATCACCGAGAACGTCCAGCAGCAATGATGGACCTCGGCGCCGTCGCGGCGACCCTCGACGCTCTCGCCCTGCGGGTCGAGCCGATCGATCCGCAGCCGCTCTCGCAATGGATGGCCGAGAACATCGTCCTGGTCGACGGCCCGTCCGCCGGCCGCATGTGGAGCCTCGACGGCGCGCCCTATCTGGCGGAGATCGCGGATTGCCTCGGCGACGACCACCCCTGCAACCTCGTCACGGTGCGAAAATCGCAGCAGACGGGCGCGTCCATCCTCGCGCTCGGATGGTGCCTCTACATAGCCGACCGCGAACCGGCGAACACGCTCTACGGCGTGCCGGGGATCGACGCCCTGCGCGATCTCAACAGCGGCAAGCTGCAGCCGCTCATCGACGCCTGGCAGAAGCACACGGGGCGCGTCGTGTTCGAGCCGCAGACATCGCGCTCGGGCGCCGGCTCCACGACCTACGAGAAAGTTTTCTCGCGCGGGCGCCTCTGGCTCGGCAACGCCAATTCGGTGATGGACCTCTCGTCGAAGACGGTGAAGAAGGGCGTGAAGGACGAGGTGTCCAAATGGGAGGACATCCCCGGCAAGGGCGATCCGGAGACGCTGTTCTTCGGCCGCTTCACCTCGTTTCGCCGTCGGCGCAATTGGAAGATCCTCGAAATCTCGACGCCGGAGGTCGACAGCGGCGACGAGGCCGGCGAAGCGCATGGCCATTGCCGCATCGATCGTTCGTTCAAAAAGTCGGATCAGCGCTTCTGGTTCGTCCCCTGCCCTGGCTGCGGCGCGCATTTCGCGCATGAGTGGGGCGGATTCGTCGTCGACGAGGCGCATCCGCACAAGAGCTATTACGTCTGCCCCCATTGCGGCGCGCGGATCGACGATCTCGCCCGCGTGCCGATGATCCGCTCCGGCTGCTGGCGCCCGACGGCCGCCGGCGGCGCACGCCATCCCGGGTTTCACATCGACGCCTTCGTCTCGCTGATGATGTCTTACGAGGCGATCGCCGAGGATCACATCGCCTCGCGCAAGGGAGGCGAGATCGGTCGCAAGGACTTCGCCAATCTGGTGCTCGGCCTGCCGCATCAGTTCAAGGGCGATGCGCCGGACCACAAGCGGCTGATGGAGCGGCGCGAGGATGGACTCGCCCGCGGCCATGTGCCGCCGCAGGGCCTGCTGCGGGTCGCTTCCGCCGACGTGCAGATGCGCGGCATATGGGTCGAGGTGCTCTCCGTAGCGCCGAATCGGCAGAGCTGGGTGGTCGATGCGCTCTATCTCGACGGCTCGACCGAGTCGCCGGAGGGAGAAGCCTTCGAGAAGCTCGAGCAGCAGGTGCTGAATCGAGAATTTACGGACGCTTTCGGGCGCGGATGCAAGATCGACGCGCTCGCCGTCGACTCCGGCTACCGCACCCATGTGGTCTACGCCTGGGTGCGCGCCAAGCAGCGCCTGCATCCGGACACAGGACAGGACATGGTGCTCGCCGTCGACGGGCGCGACGGTTGGAGCAAGCCGGCGATCGGCATGCCGACGCCGGTGGACATCGATCTCGCCGGCACGAAGATACGGCAGGGCGTGAAGCTCTGGCCCGTCGGCACATGGCCGTTGAAGGGAGCTTTCTACGCCGATCTGCACAAGCTCGGCGTGAAATCCGGCGCGGCGGCCGACCCGGACGGCTATTGCCACTTCGGCACATGGCTCGACGAGACCTATTTCAAGCAGATCACCGCGGAATATCTCGCCACCGAGTCGTTCCGTGGGCGCACGCGGCGCGTGTGGAAGCCGATCACCGCCGGCGCCGACAATCATCTGCTCGACTGCCGCATCTACAATCTGGCGCTCGCCGAATATCTCGGCCTGTCGTCGACGACAGCCGATGAATGGGCCGAGCTCGCCCGCCGGCGCGGTATGCCGCAGGAGGCCATCGCCGAAGGCCTGTTCGCCCCGCGACGCGACGCAGCGCCTGCGCCGGCCGGCGCGCCGATCATCGTCCCGGCGCCCGCCGCGGCGCCCGAGCCGGAGGCGCGCGACCCCTTCGCGCGTCTCGCGGCGCTCAACGATTCGTGAGGCTATGACCAATCTGTCATCCGTCGACAGCGCCACGCTCACGCAGTGGCTCAAAGAGGCGCGCGCCGCCTATCACCAGCTCTCCATCGGCCGCAGCGTCGTCGAGCTGCGCCACAAGGACAAAACCGTCACCTATCGCCACGCCGACGCCGAGCGCCTCCTCGCCTATATCGCCCGCCTCGAGGCGGCCCTCGCCGGCGGCGGGCGCCCGAGCGGAATCGGAGTGATCTTCTGACATGCCCATCGGCTCGGCGATGATCGACTCCGTCGTGAGCGGCGCGCATCAATTCGGCGCGCACGATTCCGGCCCGGGACCGTCGCCGTCGGCTGTCGGCTCGCGGGCCTATCGTGCGGCCTCCGGCATGAGCCAGGAGATGGCCGGCTATTGGCCCGCGTGGTCATCCGGCGATTCGGCGACGCTGCCGAATATTCGCGTCTCGCTCGATCGCACGCGCGACATCATCCGCAACGACCCGCATGCGGCTGCGGGCGTCATGCGGCTTGTCGACATGCTCGTCGGGTCCGGCTGGCAATGCATGCCGACTCCAGACGCGGCGGCGCTGGGGATTTCTCCGAAGGAAGCGAGAGCGCTCGGCCGTGGCATTCGGTCGGAATGGAAGCTGTTTTCACGTGATCCGCGCAAGTTCTGCGATGCGCGGCGCCGCTTGACGCTCAACGGCCTGCTGCGCCTCGCCGCGCGCACCTTCGTGACCGCGAACGAAGCTTGCGCCGTGCTGAAATATGATCGCAAGCGCGTCGAGCGGAAGGGCGCGCGCTATGCGACATGCCTCGCCCAGGTCGATCCGGATCGGTTGAGCAATCCGAACAATCGGCCGAACACGTTGAGATTGCGCGGCGGCGTCGAGTTCGATGAAGATAGCGTGCCGGCGGCCTATCACATCCGCAACGCGCATTATGCGGATTGGTGGGCCGGGACCGAATCGCAGACATGGACCCGCATCGAGCGCGAGACGCCGCACGGGCGCCCCGTCTTCATCCACGCCTTCGAGCCGGAGCGCGAGGATCAGACGCGCGCCATCACGCCATTCGCCTCGCTGATTTCCAGGCTGCGCATGATCGGCAAGCACGCTGATCTCGAGATCGCCAACGCCACGGCGAATGCGCTGTTCGCCGCCTTCGTCGAATCGGACCTTCCAGCCGAGGAGGTGGCGCAGCGGCTCGCGGCCGGAAGCCAGCAGACGTCGCTGCGCGCGTCCTACATCGACAAGATGGTCGATCATTATACGAAGCACCCGGCGACGCTGGGCGGCGTTCGTATTCCCGTGCTCATGCCGGGCAGCAAGGTGAGCATGAACGGCACGTCGCGCGCGACGACGGCCTTTCCCGCTTTCCAGGCGGCATTCCTGCAATCCATCGCCTCGGCGCTCGGCGTCTCTTACGAGCAGCTGGCGATGGATTGGAGCCGCACCAATTATTCCAGCGCGCGTGCGGCCCTCAATGAAGTGTGGCGCACCATCAAGCGGCTGCAGGCGGTTTTCGCCGAGCAATATGTGCAGCCGATCTATTTCGCCTTTCTCGAAGAGGCCTTCGACAAGGGCTATGTCGTCGCCCCCGCCGGAGCGCCGGATTTCTGGGACATGCCGGAGGCCTATGTCGCCGCCCGCTGGATCGGCCCGGGCCGCGGCTATGTCGATCCGGTGAAGGAGGCCGAGGCGGCGGCCCTGCGCATGGAAGGCCTCACCTCGAACCTCGAGATCGAGAACGCCGAGCAAGGCCTCGATTGGGAGGAGAACATCGAGCAGATCGCCTTCGAGAATGATGTGCTCGCGGAGCAGGGCCTCACGCGCCTGTCGATGGTCGCCGCCGTGCAGGCCAACAATGGCGCGAAGCCAGACAGCGAGGAAGCGACGGGACCGGCCGGGCCCGGCGGAGGAGCGAGCTCATGACGATCGTCGCGCGCGTCGCGCATAAGCTCATCTTCAATCAAGCGCAACTCATCGATGAATTCGCGGCCGAGACGCTCGTCTCCGGCCTCGCCCAGCGTTTCGACGTCGATCCGCCAGCGGATTTCGATGCGTCGCGCTTCGTCGGGCGCCGTGCGGAAACGCGCCTCTCCAATGGCGATCTGGAAGAGGCCTATCGGATCGAGGATGGAATCGCCCTCGTCAACGTCTTCGGCGAGCTGGTCACTCGCGGAGCATGGCTCAACGCCTGGAGCGGCCTCACCTCCTATGAGGGATTCGAGGCCATCATGCGCGCGGCGGCCGTGGATTCGCGCGTGCGCGGGATCATCCTCGATATGAACACGCCGGGCGGCCAGGGCGCCGGCGCGATGGAGGCTGGGAAGCTCGTGCGTGCGATCGCCGATCGCAAGCCGGTCGTCGCTTTCGTCAACGCCCAGGCCGCGAGCGCCGGCTACGCCATCGCATCCGGCGCCACCCGCATCATCTCGATTCCCTCGGGCAGCGTCGGCTCGATCGGCGTCGTGTGGATGCATGTCGACCGCAGCGCCGAGCATGAGAAGGCCGGGCGCAAGGTCACCGTGCTGACCGAGGGCGCCTATAAGGCCGACGGCCACCCCTTCGCCGCGCTCGACGATGGCGCGCGCGGCCGCATCCAATCGCAGATGCGCGAGCTCTACGATGATTTCGTTCGCACGGTCGCGGATCACCGCGACCTTCCGGAGCGCGCCGTGCGCGACACGCAGGCGAGGGTCTATCGCGGCGACCGGGCCGTCGAGAACGGTCTCGCGGACGCCGTCGGCACGCTCGACGACGCCTTCGCCTTCTTTTCCCAAGGCCGGGAGTCCGGCCGCTTTTCCCTCATCGGAGGAACCATGTCCGACTCGTCGAAGGGCCCGGCCGGCCCCGCCGCTGGCGAAACGGTCGCCAAGGCCGACCACGAAGCCGCTCTCGCCGCCGCCCGCACCGAGGCGCACGCCGCCGGCGTGCAGGCCGAGCGTGCGCGCATCGGCGCCATTCTCGGCCATGAGAACGCGAAGGGCCGCGAGAGCCTCGCCCAGCATTTCGCCTTCAAGACCGCTATGCCGGCCGACTCCGCCATCGAGGCCCTTGCGGCGGCGGCGCCGGCCGCCGCGGCCGCGGCGAAAACACATCGTCTCGACAATCTGGCGCCGAATCCGAAGGTCGACGCCGATCTGGAGCCGATCTCTCCGGCGCAGGCCGCCGCCGAAGGGTGGGAATCTGTCGTCAAACAGCTGAACGCCGAGCAGTCCCGCGGCGCTTCGCGCGGCCGCCACTGATCGGGCAGGAACCAGAGGAACGCCATCATGGGAACGCCCCAGGGAATCACGCTCAACGAGACCGCGCATCCTTTCACCTTCGTCGTTTCGGAGGATTCGGACGGCGCCGGCTATCTCTCACGTGACGAGGTGATCATCGGCAACAGCCAGACGATCGTCGTCGGCCAGGTGCTGGCGCGCCAGGCCGTGCCGGCCGCTGTCACCATCTCAGCGGCCGCCGACGCCGGCAATACCGGCAATGGCGTGCTTACCCTCGCCTCGCCGGGCTGCGACGCCAATGTGATCGGCGGCGATTACCGCGTCGTGTTCCTCGAGGCTGCGACCAATTCCGGCCGCTTCGAAGTGTTCGATCCGCGCGGCGTCGCCATCGGCCAGGGCGCCGTCGGAAGCGCCTTCGCCAAGCAGGTGAAGTTCACCATCGCCGACGGCGCGACGGATTTCGCGGCCGGCGACAGCTTCACCCTCCATGTCGACGAGGGCGACGAGACGAACGAGGTGCATGTCGCCTGGGCGCCGGGTCTACGCGCATCCGCCATCGCCGGCTATCCGGCGACGACGGGCGCGTCCACGACGAAGAAGATCACCGTCATCAATGCGCATGCGACCGTGCGGCTCGCCGATCTCATTTTCGGCGGCTCGCCGTCCACCGCGCAGATCGACCAGGCGAAGCGCGAACTCGGCGCCGGCCTCGTCAAGTTCCGCTGACCCTTCCCATCCGCGCCCCGGCGACGCCGGGCCTGCTCTCGGCTGGTCGCCCAGCCCCTGAAAGGACTTTGAAATGCCCATCATGGACGTCTTCCTGGGCGACGCCTTCACCGCTCGCTCGCTGACCACCGCCATCGACCGCTATTCCTATGTGCCCGGCTTCCTCGAGACCATTCCCGGCCTCTTCGAGGACAGGGCGGTGCGCACACCGGAAATCTTCATCGAGGAGCGCGATTTCGCGCCGGCGCTGATCCAGACGAGCCCGCGCGGCGCGCCGCCGCATCAGGAGAGCGGCGACAAGCGAAAGGTGCGCGCCTTCAGCAGCACGCGCATCGCCGATTCGTCGCGCGTCTGGGCGCATGAAATTCAGGGAATCCGGCCCTTCGGCCAGGAAGTCGGCTTGAAGGATCTTCAGATGGAGATCGGCCGCCGGCAGATGAAGATCAAGAACAACTTCGCCCTGACCAAGGAGAACATGCGCTTCGGCTGCGTCACCGGCGTCGTCGTCGATGCGGACGGCTCGACCATCTATTCCTGGTTCGACGAGTTCGGCGTGTCGGCGCCGACCGAGACCGTCTTCGATTTCAGCTCTGCGGCGACCGAGGGTGACATCATCAAAGCCTGCAATGCGAAGCGCCGCAGCATGGTGCGCTCGCTGAAGGGTCTCGGCGGCGCCAATGTGACGATCCATGCGCTCTGCGGCGACGACTTCTGGGACGCCTTCGTGACCTCGGCCGAGGTCCGCAAGACCTATCAATATGCGATGGCGGCGAAGGATCTGCAGAACGACGTCGGCGGCGCATGGGAATCTTTCCGCTTCGGCAAGATCATGTGGCACAACTACCGCGGCACGGATGATCAGACGACGCTCGCGGTCGGCGCGAAGAAAGCGAAATTCTTTCCGGCCGGAGCCGGGATTTTCCAGGTCGCGAAGGCTCCGGCGGAGCGTTTCGAATTCGTCAATACGCCCGGCCTGGACGAATATTCCTGGGTGGTGCCGGACAAGGATCGCGACTCCTGGGCGGATGTCGAGGTCTACAGCTATCCGCTGCATGTCTGCACCATGCCGCAGGCGCTCGACGCCGCGAAAATCAACTGACCTCCGGCGCGGGATGTCCCTCTTCCGCGACGCCTTCGCAGCGGCGGACGCCGATTTCGACGACAATTTCGGCGAGCCGCTGCAAATCATTCCGGTCGTCGTGGGCGAATTTCTGCGCAATGCGACGCCGGCGGCTCCTCCCCTCGAATTGGTCGGCATTCTCGATTTGCCGACCGACATCCTCGCCGTCGGCCGCGAACGCGACAGCGCCCGCTCGGAGGTGATCGCGCAGACGCCGTCCGCGGACTTCGCTCTGCAGCATTTCGGCCCCGACGCGCCGCTTCCGAAGGAAGGCGACGAGATCGTCGCGCCGTCGCGTCCGGGCGCGCCGCGCTATCGAGTCCTATCGGCCAAGCCGGACGGCGTGTCCCGGATCATCTGTCAGCTCGCCGCCCTATGAGGTTCGTTCCATGGTCGGATTGACGTCCTTCGCCGTCGGCCTCGCGGCGACGCGCGCGCTGCGCGGCCGCACCATGGCTGAGAACCGGGTGCATTTCGAGCCCAATGTCGCGATTGCCGTCACCGCGCCGACGCTCTGCGTTTATGTCGCCGGCGGCGAAACGGAGGTCGAGGGACGCGCGCTGCTGGATGCGAGCGGGAGCCGGGTTCGTTTCGAGCTGTTGCTGCCGCCTGTCGTCGTGCTGGCGACGGGCCAGCAAGAGGCGCAACTGGATATGAACGCCTCGGCGGCGCTGGCCTTCGCATTGTTCTGGCGTCAATGCTTGATCGCGCTGCAGTCCGATCAGAACGTCTGGTCCGGGCTCTGGCGCAGCTTCGTCCCGCGCATTCACTCGCTGGTCGCCGGCGCCGACCTGATCGAGCTGGAGAAAGGGCAGAAGATCCCGGCGCGCATTGTCGAGCTCGTCATCGAGCCGTTGAGCGAGCCGAGCATCGGCGTCGAGCCGCAAGGCGTTTGGGCCGAAATGCTCGCCGCGATGCGCGCCGAAACCGGCGAGCTATCCGTCCTCGCCGATCTGCTTCAGTCGGCGATCACAGGCGTAGTCGCGCTCGCCGATTGGCGTTCCGATCTCGCGCGGCTCGGCATTACCTTCGCGCTCGGCGAGGCGCTCGGCGTCGGGCCGGCGGAACACGATATCGGCCCATCATTCGACGGCCCGACGATCGTCGAAGAATTCGCCGACGCCACGCTCACTGAACCGCAGAGCTGACATATGGACCCGGTTCGGGCGATCCGAGAACTTCAGCAGGCGCTGGCGGGCGCGGTGCAGGAGATTGCGGAGCTGCGCGCGGCGCATGAGCGCACCATCATGCATGGCGTCGTGACCGCGCGCGACAAGACCAAGGGCGTTCGCTTGCAGATCGGCCTGGACGCAGACGGCCGGCCGGTGGAGACGGATTGGCTGCCGATGTCGCAGACCGCCGGCGTGCGCAAGACATGGTCGTTGCCGAGCGTCGGGCAGCAGCTCACCGCCTTCTGCCCGAGCGGCGATGCGCAGCGCGCCGTGCTCATGCCGTTCACCTGGTCCGACAATAATCCGGCGCCGTCGGACGATGTCGACGCCGATGTCGATCTGCGCGGCAAGACGCGCGTGACGCAGAAGGACGGCAGCTTGAAGCGCGAGGTCGACGGCGTCACCGAGACGATCTCGAAGCAGAGCCATTCGGTGACCCTGCACAAGGACGAGCAGGCCGCGGCGACGGTCGACGACAAGCATCCATGGGCCGGCAACACAGGCGACGCGCTGCATGGCTGGACGATCACGAAGGATGGCGGCCTCGAGGCGCAGGTGAACATGGGCGGCGCGATGCATCTGTTTCACATTCATCCGACCGGCGGGCTCACTGTGAGCGCGTTCGGCGGCAATCATCAGATCACCATCGGCGAGAGCGGGATCAAGCACAAATCGACATCGCGCGTGACCGTGGAAGCGCCGCAGATCGAGCACAATGGCGCGCTGAAGGTCGCGGGCTCGATCCTCGCCGGCGGCGTCGTGCAGAGCGCGGGCTTCCTCGGCAATTTGCAGGGCTATTCCATCGGGACCGGCTTCGGCGGCGGGCTTTCTGGAGCGACGGACTGGTGAGCAGCCTCGGAATCGACCGCCACACCGGCCAGACTCTGACCGGCTGGGCGCATGTCGTCCAGTCGATGCAGGTGATCTTCTCGACGGGCGTCGGCGCGCGCGTCATGCGTCGCACATTCGGCTCGGCCGTTCCCGCGCTGCTCGGCCAGAACTTCGTTCCGGCGACCGTGCTGCGTTTCATGTCCGCGGTCGCCATTGCGATCGATTTGTGGGAGCCGCGCTTCCGCGTGCGGAGCTTCTCGCTGCCGAGCGATGCGAACGACGCCGAAAGCGCTGGGCAGGGCCGGCTCGGGATGCAAATCCACGGCGATTATATGCCGAACGCGCTCGAGGGGGATTTCACTGTGGTCGTTCCGAAGACGGTGGATCTGTGAGCCGCTTCCTCGCATCCTCGCTCGATCTATCGCTGCTGCCGGCGCCGCAGGTCGTCGAGACGATCGACTATGAAGCGATCCTCGCCGCGCGGATCGCCGAGCTCACGGCGAAATTCGCCGCGGCGGGCGTGGCCTATAATGTCGGCGGGCTGGAAACCGACCCGGGCGTCGTTCTCGAAGAAGCGGACGCCTATCGCGAGCTGTTGATGCGCGCGCGCATCAATGACGCGGCGAAGGCGACGATGCTGGCCTTCGCTGTCGGCGCCGATCTCGAGCAGCTCGCGGCGCTCTATGGCGTCGCGCGCCGCCTCATCGCGGCGGCGACGGCGAATGCGGCCGCGGTCTATGAGAGCGACGCCGAGCTGCGGCGCCGCGCGCAGATCGCGCCGGAGGCTTTCACGACATGCGGATCGGCCGGCGCCTATGTCCACCATGCGCTGGAGGCCGCCCCGGAGCTGATCGACGCGCGGCCGATCGTATCACTGTCGTCATCCGGACAGGCGGGAGTGCGCGTCGTGTGCCTGGCGCGGGGCGGCGACGGCGTTCCGAGCGCCGGCGCGCTCGCGGCGGTGAGGGCGCGGCTCAACCGCACGGACGTCAAGCCGATGACCGTGCCCGTGGCCATCGCCGCGGCGGCGCCGGTCGCCTATTCGGTCGCCGCGAGCCTGCAAATTCACGCCGGGGCCGCCTCGGCGCCGATCCAGGCGGCGGCGATCGCTGCGGCGCAGGCGATGATCGCCGCGCGCCGCGGGCTCGGCGTCGATGTGCTGCGTCAGGCCTTCGAAGCGGCGCTGCGCGTCGCTGGCGTCGAGCGCGTGGTTCTGAGCGCGCCGCCGGTCGATATCGCCATCGCCGACGACCAATGCGCGAACTGCGTCGGTCTCGATGTTTCGGTCGTCGCCCTCGATGATTGACTCGCTGCTGCCGGACCCGACGCCTTGGGAGCGCGCCGTCGAGGCGACGAGCGCCGCGCGCTGGGACCTACCCGCCGAGACGATCGCCGCGCTGGCGCGCGCGGCGGATTGCCCGGCGGCGCTGATCGGCTATCTCGCCTTTGCGCGATCAGCCGATGTGTGGCGCGACGATTGGCCGATCGAGCGCAAGCGCGCCGTCACGCAACGCGCGCTGCTCGACCAGGGGCTCAAAGGCGCGCTGGCGCTTCATGAGCGCTATCTCGGCTATGTCGACGCCGAGCTGCTCCGCGCCGTCACGCCGCCCGCGCGTTTCGCGCCCGGGCGTCGCCTCACGCCGGCCGAGATGGATGCGATGCTGGCCGACATGCCAGAGATCCGGATCAAGGTTTACGCGGATCCGCGCGGCTCGGGGCGGCGAATGTTTTTCGAGCGGCGCTATTATTCTTCGGGGTGCGGATGGTCGACGGCGGGCGCCGACGATGTGCATGAGAGCCGGGCCACGCTCTTGCGCGACGGCGTCGCGACGCCGTTGCGGATCGCGGATGTGACGCCGGACGGCGTCGACGCAGGCCTCGGCGTCTTTTCGCGTCTCTATCTTCCGCACGCATGGTCGATCGCGCGCGTGCTCGGACGCGGTCAGCTCCGCCGTCAGCGCTATTGGGGACGAAGCCGCGCCACGCAATGGGTGGTGTCGTTCGTCGTGACGGGCGACGCGCTTTCGCGCAGCGTCTCGCCTGGGCTTTATCCCGCCGTCGTGTCCCCGTCGCGCATCATGGCGCGTCACGCGGCGGCGCGCGGCAAGGCGTGGCTGTCGCATCGCTCGACATTGCGGCGGTGGCTGAGACCGTCTGCGGCGGCCGAATATGTCTATGACAGCCTGCGGCTCTGGGATGAGTCCGTCTCTGTCGCGCACCGGCGCAAGCGCTCCTTTTGGAGCTGGTCGTGGCGCGGCATGCCGACCCATTCGGCGATCTTGTCGATAGACGCCTCGCGCCCGGCGAAGAAGCGCAAGCGATGGCGCGGCGGCGGCTTCCACGGATTCTATCGCGCGCGCGACGGCCGCGCGCTCGCCGATGCGCTGGAGGCCGTGCGAGCGGCTTCGCTGCCGCACGAGACCATTCTCATCGATCTGGAAACCGCGTTCGAGCGGCGCTTCTACGGAGCTTGATGCATGCGCAAGAGGATCAATTTCAGCGCCAATATGGAGGCGCTCGCCGATGATGAAAATGCGCTGCAGGGGTATGTGCAGGAATATGGCGACAATCTCGTCTCCGACTTTCTGCAGCCGTCTGGCGCGCGCGGATTTGCCGGGCTCGCGGTGACCCGCAAGACGTCGACCGTCGTCAGCGTGGCGCCGGGCCGCTACTACGACAGCGCTGGACGCATGTATGGGCTCGATCAGGCGAGCGAGATCGACATCACCGCCTATCTCCCGTCTGTGAGCCCGCGCATCGTCGCGATCGTGTGCTACGGGCAGACCCAGGACGCCAATTCGGTCGTGCGCGATTTCATCAATCCAGCGACCGAGGAAGCGACACCGCGGCAAGTCTATCTCGAGCAGCATCGCCAAGTGGTGCTGACGGTCGTCGCCGGGACGGAAGCGGCTTCTCCGGTCAATCCGGTCATCGGCTCGACCTATCTCGGCGTCGCTTATGTGCGGCTCACTCCGGCTGGAGTCGTCGCGCAATCATCCATCTCGATGATCGTCGCCGATGAAATCGAGAGTCTCGACGACGCCTTCGGGCGCATCGCATCGCTCGAAAGCTGGAAAAAGAGCGTCAATACTTCGGTGGAGACGCTGCGGACGGAGATCGCGAGCATCTCGAGCGCATTAAAAGGGCTCGCCAATGTCGATGGGCTCTCGGAATTGGCGAGGGAGCTGGCGCGGCTGCGCGAGGAAATCGGTCTGCCCGACGCCTACACCATGTCGCACGCCGATGTTTATCTCACCGCCTCGGAAAGCGACACGGCCAATGTGGCGTGGCTGGCCAAGGTCGAAGAAGGCGTGCGCTTCGCCGACGCGAACCGCAATGAACAGCAAATCGCGCTGCTGTCGTCGATCGATCCTGCCGTCACCATCACGCCGGGCGGCTTGATGCTGCCCAAATATTCCGAGATCATCTCGCTGTCGATCGGCGACTCGGCGAAGGAACGCGATCTCGATCTGCCGATCGCCCAATTCCAGATGACGACCATCTCGGGCGATGTGCTCACGCTGTCCCGTCTGCGTCAGCGTTACGGCGAAGAGTTCCTCGTGTGCACAAACGGGCGCTACTGGAAGACCGGCGAATTCGACCCGGTCAGCGGCGTGTTTCGCAAAAACGGCGAGACATTCGTCGCGGATGACATCAAGGCCGCGTCGCTCAATCACCGCATCATCCGGCTGCAGAGATTTTTCGAGGACGATTGGGAACAGGACTATTGGAAGTTCGGCGCGACGCAGAAGAGCGTCACCGGAAAATTGCTCGCGCAGACGCGTCTGGCGACCGCGACGCGTTGGGTGACGGGCTACGATCTCTGGATTACCGATGCGGCGGCGACTGGCGACGTCACGCTGCTCGTGTGCGAGGTGAGCGACGGCAAGCCGGATTTGAGCAGCATCTATGCGTGGGTGACGGTCGCCGCCGCGAACCTCGTCGCCAACGGCTGGACGCATTTCCCGCTCGAGCCGTTCGTCGTCACGCCGAAATCGCGCTACGCCATCGTCGTCGTCACGGCCGGCGCTCACACGTTCAAAATCTCGAACAACAACGACTACACCCAGGGCACGTTGTTCACCTTCGTGGACGATGATTACGCCATCGCAATGCCCGATCGCGATCTCTGCTTCCAGGAATACAACGCCAAATTTTTGTCGACGAGCACGGTCGTCAATCTGCAGCCGTGGAGCCTCGACGGCGGGATCACGGGCATAGACGTCCTCGCGCCGTGTGTGCGGGGCGGGAGCGCCATTCTCAAGTGGCAATTCAAGAGCAACAACACATGGTATACGGTCGGCGCGATCAGCGGGACGACCCCCTTCACCGGACTTCCAGCGCTTGTGCAGGCGCGGCTGGCGTTGACGCACACGCAGGACTTCGCGCCTGGCGTCAAGCTCGCCGAGTCGCGCGTCGCGCTCACGCGGCCGCGCACCAATGGCGTCGCCATCTCGAACGCATGGACGACGCCGGCGCCGATCACCACGGTGCAGATCACCGTGCTGCTCTCGTCCTATGACACGACCTATCACAGCTTCGCGGCGAAGCTGCTGTATGGCGCGAGCTACGCCACGGAGGCGGCGGCGGCGTCGACGTCGATTCGGACGCGCAGCGACGGGCTCAAGGTGGTGACGGTCAATTTCACTGGGCTCCCGAATCTGACCTCATACAAATGGAAATTCACCTTCGCCACGACCAACGCGCTGAAGCCGTTCGTCATCGAAGAAACCGCCGATGTGGCGCTCTGAAGCGGAGTGGAACAGTCATGAAGAAGACAATCGATCCGGCGGCGATTTACGACGTCGTCATGCACCGGCCCGTCAAGGTCGGTCTGGCCGTCTATCGGCCGGCGGAAGAGCATGTGATCATGGGGAGCGAGCTGCTCGCCATCATCGCCGCCGCTGGCGCGACGCCGGAATCGGCGGACGGCGTGCTCACCGCCACGCGCCTCGAAGACTGATCCATGGCGATCCTCTTCGACCAATCCTATCGACTGCGGGCGAACGACGCGGCGACGGCGCTCGTTCTGAGCCAGCGCCTCAATGCGATCCTGCGCGATCTCGATCTGCGGGTCGGCGGCGTCGAGGACATGTCGACGTCGATCGCCGAGCTCGAGGACGCGCTGAAGGGGTATGGGACGGATCGCATCAACGCGGTCCTCGCTCCCGTGCTGTCGGCCATTCAGGCGGCCGCCGATCTCGGCGGCATCCTCACGACCATGTCCTACACAGCGATGGAGCCGGCGCTCGGGCCGAAGGAGGTCGTCATCCCGCCGGTGGCGCGGGACGCATTCGCGCCGACCGCCTTCGTCTCGATCGTCTCGACCGCCGATCCGACGGTCGCCATGCTCGCCCGGCGGCAGGCCTGGGATCGCGTGACGGGAATTCTCGCGGTCGACGTCATCGAAGCAATCGGCGATGGCGCTTACGCCGAATGGATCGTCTCGGCGGCGGCGGCGACGCAGAGCGCGGGGCAGATAAAGACGGCGCCTGTCGGCGCGTTGACGGGCGACACCCTCGCCCTGCAGCTCGCGCAGACCGCCGCCGCGCTCGCGGCGCGCCAGCCGAGCGCCGACAATCTGACGGCGCTGGCCGCCTTGTCGCTGCTGGGCGATAGAGTCTTGATGACCGACGCCGCCGGCGCGCCCGCGCTGGCGCCGCTCAGCGCGCTCGGCAAAGCCTTGCTCGCCGCCGCGAGCGCCACGGCGGCGCGAGCGAGCCTCGGCCTCGCCGCCGTGGCGGCGTCCGGATCGGCCTCGGACCTGTCGCAGGGGACGCTGCCGGCGGCGCGATTGCCGGATCTTCAAAACCTCTCGCTGCTCGGCATCGGCGGCGCCGCCGACGCGACCAACAAGCTCGTTGTCAAGTCGCCGGCGGCGCTCTTCGACAACAGCGGCGCCGGCATGCAGGTGAAGGTGAACAAGAACGCCGTCGGCGACACGGCGAGCTTGCTCTTCGAGAGAGGAGGTTCGGCACGCGCCGAAGTCGGGCTGATCGGCGACGACGCCTTGCGCGCAAAGGTCTCTGGCGATGGCGTGAACTGGAATACGGCGATACGCATCTATCCCACGACGGGCGTCGTCGGATTCCCCAAAGGCTATCGTGCGCCGGTGGCGGCGAATATTCCGCAGCGCAATTGGGTGACGAGCAACGCGTGGCTGTCATCCACGACGCCGGCCGACAACAACTGGTTCTCGGTGTGCTGGTCGCCGGAACTCGGTCTCTTCTGCGCGGTCGGATATTCTGGCGTCGGCAACCGTGTGATGACATCGCCGGATGCGATCAATTGGACTTTGCGGACGAGCGCGGCCGACATTCAATGGCGCTCGGTTTGTTGGGCGCGGGAGATTGGCCTCTTCGTGGCGGTGGCGGACAGCGGCGCCGGCAATCGTGTGATGACCTCGCCGGACGGGATCGCCTGGACTTCCCGCACGAGCGCAGCCGATAATGAATGGCGAGCGGTGTGCTGGTCGCCGGAGCTTGGGCTTCTCGTCGCTGTGGCGCAGACGGGGTCCGGAAGTCAGGTGATGACGTCTCCGGACGGGATCAACTGGACTCTGCGCACGAGCCCGGGAACTAACTACTGGCGGTCTGTTTGTTGGGCTCCTGAACTCGGTCTCTTCGTCGCGGCGGCGGCTAATGGCACCGGTAATCGCATCATGACATCGCCGGATGGGATTAATTGGACTCGGCGAACCAGTGCTGCGGACAACAACTGGTTGGCGATCTGCTGGTCGCCGGAACTGGGGTTGCTCGTCTGTGTCGCGAACTCGGGCACTGGCAACCGTGTCATGACCTCGCCGGATGGAATCACCTGGACATTGCGCACCAGCGCGGCGGACAACACATGGTCAGGCATATGCTGGTCGCCAGAACTTGGGCTTCTCGTCGCGGTGTCATCGGGCGGCATAGGCAACAATGTCATGACCTCGCCGGACGGGACCAACTGGACAACACGCGCGAGTGCGACCGACAATTCGTGGAACTCTGTGTGTTGGTCTCGCGAACTGGGATTGTTCGCCGCTATTGCCGTCTCCGGCACAGGCAACCGCGCGATGACAAGCAAATCTGCGTATAGCTATTCCTATAGGTGACGCGATGGACATCGAGAATTTGAGACTGCCGGATATCTACCATCCGGAGAAAGCCGATCATTTGCCGCGGGACCTGATCGGCGCGACGATCCTGCGTATCGGCGCCGCGCCGCGCGAGTGGGACATCGAGGGCGGCGGACTCGTCATCGAGTATCGGCCTCACGGTCGGAGTGAGGCGCACATGGTCGTCATGTGCAGCACAGAGCTGGGCATGTGGATCGATGCAGCCCGCTCCCATTCGGAGGCGAGCGCGTGACGTTCGCGGTCGGCGACACCGTCTATCGCTCCGACTCGGGCGCCAATGCGGCGACCGTGCTCGCGGTCGGCGCCGCTCTGGATGAGGCGGTCTACCGTCTCGCCTATGCCGAAGGCGGCGACGGCTGTTGGCCGGAGTCGAGCCTCTACGCGACGCTCGCAGCGCGCGATGCAGCGCTCGGGCTCCATCATCCCACGCCCTAAACTAAAATGAGGCTCTGGGCACGCGAGCGGCGATGATCGTCAGCCACATCGCCATCGCGGCAGCCGCCACCACAGCGGCGTTGCTCGCGGTGGCTTCGTCCTCCGCCGCTTTGGCCGAGGAGACGCCGGCGCCCATCGGCGCCGGCGTTCGACCAGACGGGGCCGGGGAAACCCCGGACGCGGGCCAGCCGGCAAGCATCAACCCGCGCAGCGCACCAAACAGATAACGCTCCCCGAACGGCCACCAAAGGCGGCCGGCTGAGGATAGCGATGCGGACTTAACAGATGATGGAAAAGGATTTCGATGAGCGTCCCGTCGAGCAGACCGCGCCGGCGGCCGGTTGGATCGGCGGAAAGAAGCAGCTTGCGGCACATATTTGCGAGCTGATCGAATCGGCTCCGCATAAGATCTACGCCGAGGCTTTCATTGGCATGGCCGGCGTCTTTCTTCGGCGCCGGTTTGCCGCGAAAGTCGAAGCGATCAATGATCGCGACGGCGATGTGGCAGTTTTCTTTCGTATTCTACAGCGCCACTACCAGCCATTCGTCGAGATGCTGCAATGGCAAGTGACGAGTCGCGCGGAATTCGATCGGCTGGCGCGACAAGACCCGGCGCTGCTGACCGACCTCGAGCGCGCAGCCCGCTTCTTCTACCTGCAAAAACTGAGCTTCGGCGGCAAGGTCGCAGGTCGGACGTTCGGAATCGACACGTCAGGCCCCGCGCGGTTCGATACGACGAAGCTGGGGCCGGCCTTGAAAGCCATTCATGAGCGGCTCGCGGGCGTCACGATCGATTGTCTCGACTGGCGCGAGTTCTTGAAGCGCTGGGATCGGCCTGAGACGCTGTTCTATCTCGACCCGCCCTATTTCGGGACCGAGAATTACTATCGGGCGCCCTTCCCGAGAGAGGATCATGAAGCGCTCGCAGAGCAGCTGAGAGCGCTGCAAGGGCAATTCATCCTCACGATGAATGATTGCGCGGCCACCCGCGCAATCTACCAGGGCTTCGCGCTCTCGGCCGTGGAGCTCACCTATACCGCCGCCGGCGGACGCCACGGCGGCAAGCTCGCCGGCGAGATCATCGTCTCGAATTTGCGGCCGAGCGGCAGACTGCTCGTTTAGCGTTCTCCTCGATCGCACCAGCCTTTCGTAAGGGGCCTGACGCCCCACGCCTCTCTCCAGTCTCGTCTTCTCCGAACCGCGCCCGTGACCGCACGGCTGCGGCGCCGCGCGCATGCGCGCAATCTTGAAAGGACCTCTCATGACGAATGCGTCGATCGACGCGCGCGCGATCCAACGCGCGCTCAGAATGCATGGACAGGATATCGCCGTCGATGGCGAGATCGGGCCGAAGACGCGCTCGGCGATCTATGCGGTGGTGCAAGGCAAGGTGGGCGCCGCGGCTCATTGGAGCGCGGAACGGCTGATGATCGCATTCGAACAGATCATGCTCGCGGACGCGGGGATCTACAAAGGCGCGATCGACGGCGTCGCCGGGCCTTTGACGAGCGCCGCGCTCGCGATGTGGCAGAATGCGGGCCAGGACGCGGTTGCAGCGCCTGCGGACGTCTCGAAGTCTTCCTTGCCGCCGTGGATCACGATCGCGCGGTCTTACATCGGAACGCACGAGGGCGTTGGAACCAAGGATAATCCAGCAGTCCTCGAAATGTTCTCGGCCGCCGGCCATCCTGAGATCAAGCACGACTCGGTGGCGTGGTGCGCGGCCTTCGTCGGCGCGTGTCTTCGCAAGGCCGGGCAGACGCCGAGCGGGACGTTGTGGGCGCTCGACTATGCCAAATGGGGCCAAGCGCTCTTAGCGCCGATCGTCGGCGCCATCGCGACGAAGAAGCGCGACGGCGGCGGCCATGTGTTTTTCGTGGTCGACTTCGACGGGGCCTCGGTCTGGGGCCTCGGCGGCAACCAGTCCGACCAGGTCAGCATCGTGAGATATCCGCGCTCGGCGATCTACTCATATGCATGGCCGCGTGGCGCGCTGAAGCCAGCCGATCTGCACGCCGGCGCGTTCCGCGGCGGCGCCGTCGCAGCGGGCCGCGAGGCCTGATCCACGCGCCCGTCGCAGCGGGCCTCTCCTTCGTCACTCGCTGACGGCCGCGCCGGGCGGCTCCCCGGCAAACCTCCAAAATCGAGAGAACCAACATGAAAATCGCATCCGCATCCGCGGGCGCGGCGCGCGCCGCCGCGTTCTGCGTCATGATCGCCCTCCACAGCGCCCGCATCATGGTGATGACGGCGGGCGCGGCCTTCCTCTCGGCCTGCGCCCTGGTCGACGCCCTGCGCACGCGCGAGGCGGCGACCGTCGCCCGCATCGCCGTCGTGGCGGCGGTCGCCACGGCGGCCCTGCTCGCCGTCGCCGGCCCGTCCTATGCCGGCGCGGCGATCGACTGCATCCCCCTCGGCGGCGACGCGCTGCTGCCTGTCCCGGCGTGGCTCCCGACGCCGCTGCAGCCGCTGTGGACCGCGATCGTCACCGTGCCGCTCGCCGGTTGGGTCGTGACGCATGTCCGAACGATGCTGCCGAATGATCCGCGGATCGGCATCCTGCTCGCCATCGTCGACAAGGTCTCCGGAAACTACGGGGCGGCGCGCAACGCGAGCTGACCATTTTGCCGGCGTCGGCGAAATGGTCGCTCGCCGGCGCCGGCGGCAATCTCGAAAGGGTCAAAAATGGAAATCCTCGTCGTTAGCGCGGCCTGGGCGCTGATCTGCGCCGCCGTGCTCCACCCTGCCCGTGCGATCCTTGCGATCGCGGGCCTCGCCGCGCTCGCCGGCGTCACCGCCGCCTATGCCGAAACGCTGGCGCGCGAGCCCGGCGACCTCGTCTATCTGCCCTCGCTCGCCATCCGCGCCGACGGTCGGCTGGCGCTCGCCCCCGGCGTCACGATCGCGGAAGCCGCCGGCGCCTATGCCGGGCCGGCCGACTATTGGGCCGCATCCTGTCGGGCCACCCTGCCCGGCTGGCGTTGGCCGGTGGACTGGCGGGGCTCGGACGCGATCGGTCGGACGCTCTGGCGCGCCAGCGTGTCGGATAGCGGCGCCGTGATGGTCGACGGGCTCGCGCCGGCCGAGGCCGATCCGCTGCATGCGCTGCTCGCCGAGCTGGCGCCGATCGTCGCTTGCGGGGAGTGAGGCCAGAATGCCGATCGATTTCAGTCTGCGGCTCGTCGACCTGCTGCAGGTTGCCGTGATCGCCGCCGGTTGGATCATGGTTTTCGCAACCATGCGCGCCGAGGCCAAAACGAGCGCTCGCCGTCTCGATAATGTCGAGTCCGAGTTGGCGAAACAAACCATGATCCTGACGCAGCTCTCTGCCGGCGAGGCGCGCATGGACGGGCTCGATCGCCGTCTGACGCTCATCGAGGAGGCGCGCGGCCGCGTTTGACACCCGCCAAAGACGGCGCCGCATGGAGCGGCGTCCGACAGCGAAACTGAGCCCCGCCATGACTGGGCTTTTTTATTGGAGACAACTCGCATGACCTCTCCCGCCTATGGCATCACCATCACCCGCAACAGCGCGGCGTCGCGCGCGGCGCAGCCGTCCGACCTGTCGATCATCGGGCTCGTCCTGCCGTCCGATGATGCGGACGCATCCTTCCTGCCGCTCAACGAGCCGCGCCTCTTCGACTCCGGCGACGTATCCGCCCTCGCGAAGCTCGGGACGGGCGATCTCTACAATGCCGTGACCGCGATCGATGATCAGCTCGCCGAGCTGCAGACCAGCGCGCGCATCGTCGCCGTGCGCGTGGCGAAAGGCGGCACGGATTCTCTGACGATCGCGAATATCGTCGGCGCCCGCAACGGCACGGGCGCGCGCGGCGGCAGCGGCACCGGCATCTATGCGCTGCTGCGCGCCGGCGCCGAGCTCGGCGTCATCCCGCGCCTGATCGGCGCGCCGGGCTATACCTGGCAGCGCGAGCTGGGCGGCTCGACGATCATCACATCCGCGGAAAAGTCCGGCGGCAACACGGGCAGCGGCGAGCTGGTGCTGGGGACGCCGCCCTATCGCTTCGGCGTCATGGACGGCGTCTACCAAATCCGCTGCGTGGGCGGCGCGCGCTCTGCGACGAGCGCCGCCAAGCTCGGCAATGCGGGCAACGGGGCCGTGGGCTCTCTCTCGGCGGATGCGACCGCGCGCACAGGGACGTGGCATATCACGTGCAAAAAGGCCGCGGCCAATGGCGGACAGTTCAATGTCGTCGATCCGACCGGAGTCAATGTCGGCACAGCCTTCGTCGGCACGCCGTTCAACGGGGCGATCGATTTCACCATTTCCGACGGCGCGACCGACTTTATCATCGGCGATGAATTCACCGTCACTGTCGCCGCAGCGGTCCCGGCCAATGGCGGAGAGTTCCGCGTCACCGATCCAAATGGGGTGTTGCTGGGCCACGTGAATGTCGGCACGCTCTTCAAGAAGCAGATCGCCTTCACGATCGCCGATGGCGCGACCGACTATGTCGTCGGGGACGGTTTCGATGTGACGGTCGCGGGCGATGTGACCGAGCTCAGCAATCCCATCTGCAGCGCTCTGCCGTCTGTGCTCGACACACTGCTGGCCCACGCGATCGTCGGCGGGCCCGGAACCGGCGTGAACGACGGAAATGACTGGTTCGAGATGATCGGTTCCGGACGTCTGATCCCGATCGACGCATGGACGATCGTGGCGGATGACAGCGCCACTCGCTACGAGGATGGCGTCGCGCGCGCCCTCGGCCTGGCCGCGCGGGTCGATTTCCAGCACAATGGCTATCCCTTCTGGTCGTTCAGCGGCCAGCAGGTGCGCGGCATTCTCGGACTCAAGAACTATTACTCCTTCTCGCTCGTCGATGGCGCGACGCAGGCGCAGGAGCTGCTCGCCAATCACGTCGGCGTCATCGTGCGCGGCGAGGTCGGCGTCGAGACGGCGATTGCGAGCAATGGGTTCGTCTTCGCGGGCGTCTGGACCGCGAGCGACGATCCGAGCTGGTGGTTCTACAACAAGTCGCGGGCGCGCGACTGGATCGATCTGGCCCTGCTCAAATCGATTCGGCTGCGTCTCGGCGTCGACAATGTGACGTCGCACGCCGTGCAGGCCGTGCTCAACGACATGGCGGCGGTCAATATGGAGGCGCTCCGGAACGGCGGCTCGATCGGGTTCAAGGTGGAGTTCGCGGCGGCCGTCAACAGCCCGGAAAATCTGGGCCAGGGGCGGTTCCGCATCGCCTATTACGCCGAGACGCCGGCGCCGATCACGCGCATCGACATCGACTCCTATCCCTTCTCGGAGGCGCTCACCGCCGAGCTGGCGGCGATCGTCGCGCAGGCCGCGACCATCCAGGCGCAATACGCGTCCTGATCAAAGGCGCCGAGCGCGGATCGCGCTCGGCGCTCCACCCCTCACATCGGAGATTCACCATGGCTGGTAGCTTGCTGATCTGGCAGGAGGCCAATCTCTATGCGGGCGACAACGGCCCGAATAATTCGAAGCATCTCACGTTGACGAACATCAAGATCGTCGCGGCGAAGGAGGTCACGCACACGCATTCGCCCGGCGGCGGCGCCGGGCAGATCAAGCTCGGCATGGGCATTCTCGAGGCGCCCGAGGTGTCGTTCAAATTGATCGGCGTCGATCCGCAGACGATGGGGTTGTTCCGCTTCGGCGAGAGCGGCCTGCAATATTACACGCTCTACGGCGTCGTGCGCGACAAGCTCACCGGCGTGGCGATCGAGCGCAAGCTCGTGCTGCGCGGGCGCATGACATCTGTCGAAGAAAGCGAGTTCACGCGCGAGCGCGCCACCGAGCAGGATCACATGATCAGCGAGATCATGTCCTTCTCTCTCACTCACGATCGCCAGGAAATCTGGGGCTATGAGTTCAGCCCGCCGAGCTGGCGCGTCAACGGCGTCGACACGCGCAGCGCCGAGAACGCCATTCTGCGCATCTGACCCTAATCTCGGCGCGCCATAGGGCGCGCCGTTTCTCTCGAGAGGACATGAGATGACGAACGAAACAACCATGACGGAAACAGCGGCCGCGCCGCCGAGCGCACCGCAATTCGTCGACGCCGCGGCGCGGCGCAAGACGATCGATCTCGCCTATCCGGTTACCTATGAGGGCCGGACCTACACGCGCATCCATCTGCAGCGGATGACGGTGCTGGAGGTCGGCGACTTTATGGAGTCGATCGTCGGCAAAGACGAGATTCGATTCCCGCTGTTTCGCGACGATGACGGCATGCACATCCCCGACGCCGTGCTCGACGGCCTCGACGCCGACGACCGCGATGTGATCGACAAGGCTGCCATCGATTTTTTGCCCAGTCGGTTCCGGGACGTGAGGGCCGTTTCGGAGCCGCAGGCTGGAGACACTATCGCGCAATCGTGAAGCGCGAGATCGGATGGAGCATGGCCGAGATCATGGCCATGCCATGGGATGACTTCATAGCCGAGCTGCGCGAGGCGCTGGCGCTGCGGGGAGATAAATAAATGGCCGGAACGAGCCTCACATCGACAATCAGCGTCAAGCTGATCGACGATGTCTCCAAGCCTGCGCGCACGGTCGCGCAGGCGCTGAAGGACGCCGAGCGCGCCGCCAAGGCCGCCGCCAAAGGCATGGCCGAGACGAAGGCCACCGACCGCTTCGTGAAATCGCTCGCCGGGCTGAAGCTCTCGGCGAAAGATATCGAGGCGGTCGCGGCCTCGTGGAAGGATTTCGCCAAGGCGCAGGACCTCGCCGACGACGCCTCCAGATGGACGAAGCAGCAGATCGCCGATGTGCGGGCTTGGGAGCGTGCGCAGCTCGCCGCGCTACGCGAAGTGAAGCGCGAGCAGATGGCGTTCTACCGCGAGACTGCGGCGGCGTCGCGCGCGGCGCAGGCGAGCGCCGGAGCGCCGGTCGGTTTGATCGGCGGCATGTCGGCGGCCGGCGCGGCGAATCTCGCGAGCATAAGGGCGCGAGAGGAGATCGCCGCCGCCGGCAAACGGATCAGCAGCGGCATGTCGTCGGCGGGCCGCGTGGCGGAGAGCGAGGCGACGCTGTTCTCGCCCGGCGCCGCGGCGGCGCTCGGCGCGGTCGCCGGAAAGTTCGGCCATGTGCTGCCGCTCGCCGGCGGATTCGCCACCTATGAGGTCTTGCACAAGGCGGCGGAGGCGGCGGCGGAGCGGCAGCATGTCGTCACCGGCGCCAGGCTCGCCGGCATGCGTGAGACGGAGCTGACGCGGGCCGAGGCGCGGGCAAAGGAGCTCGCCGGCGGCGGACTGACGCTCAGCGGATCGGAAGTGCTGGAGCTGTTCAAGGAAGGGCGCTCGGCCGTACAGCACCCGGAGGAGATGTTCGAGCTGATCAAGCCGGCGGCCGAGGCGGCGAGCGTGTTGAAGGGGATGGGCGTCGAGAACGCGCATATCGCCGATCTCATCAAGGCCGGTGAAAGCCTCGGGTTGATGAATGATCCGAAGCGCTTTCGAACATTCCTCGAGGGCCAGGTCAAGGCCATGCAGGTTTTCGGTCGCACGATCACGACCGAACAAATTTATGAGGCGGCGACCTATTCGAAATCCGCCGGCGCGACATTGTCAGATCGATTTCTAAATGCGGCCATGCCGTCGCTCATTCAGGAGATGCACGGCGCGCCGGCGGGCACTGCGCTTTCGATGCTCGGGAAGACGCTGCGTGGCGGCCTTCAAAACCGGCATTTGTCGGTGCAGTTGCTCAACAGTCTCGGCCTGCTCGAAGAGCCCGACAAGATCGTCAAAGCAAAGGGCTCCGGTGAGATCAAGGGCTATTCCGGCAAGATCAGGGGTAATGAGCTGCTGGCGTCGGACCCCGATCTCTGGGCGTATAAGATATTCAAGCCTGCGGCCGAGCGCGCCGGCTACCGGACGCTCGCGCAGCAAATCGAGCTGCTGACCAAAATCCTTCCATCCACAGCCGCCAATGTCGTGCGCATTTTTTTGCAGCAGCAGCATTCGATTGAAGCCCATGGCAGGAATCTCGACAACGCCACAGGCTTGGAGGCCTCGCTCGAATTGCAGCACGGCGATCCGAAGGCGGCGCTGAAGGAGCTGGCGGCGGCATGGGATGATTTCGCTGCTGCGCTGCTGAAGTCCGCGCCGGTGGGCGGAGTTCTGCACGCGCTCGCCGAGGGCTTGCGTTCGCTGGCGGCGATCGTCGATCACTACATGATGGAACCGAAGCGATGGATGGATGCGTCGCAGCGCGCGGAACAAAAAGCGAGAAAGGAAGGCCGCAAATCCAATGTGATCGATCTGCTTCATGAATATGAAGACGGGTTCGACAAGACCAGCTTCAAGGATGCATTCGACAAATATCGTCACTCTGAGCAGAAACATGAATCGTCCCGTCGCGAGATCGATTTCCGTTTCAGGCCTCACCCCGCCGCCACGCCGGCGTCGCCAACTACCGCTGAGCAAAAGCCGACGCCAGCGAAGGACGCCAAGGATCAGAAGATCGAGTCGTCCGATTTCTGGAGCGACTTCTGGAAAAAGGCATGGGATGGCTTCGGCAAGACCTTCGGGGTCTCCGGCGCCCATGCCGCCACCCTCCCCGACAGCCTGCGCTTTCGTCCCGGCTATGGCCGCAATGCGCTGCTGCGTCATGCGCATATCGGCGCGGGCAGCGTCAGCGTCGAGGCGATTCGTCGTGCGGATGCGGAGCACCCGCGCCTCCCCAAGGTCGCGGGCAAGCAGCTCGCCTCGCTCGTCGAGACCGTGCCGGGAATCACGTCGCCGGTCGCGCCGAGCGACATTCCCGGCTTCGGCGGCTCGCGATCCTGGCGCAACAACAACCCGGGCAATCTGCGCTATGGCGAATTCGCGGCCGCTCACGGCGCGACGGGCAAGGATGAAAAAGGCTTCGCCGTCTTTCCGGACGCCGAGACGGGCCGCGCGGCGCAGCGCAGCCTCTTGTTCGACACTCCGCAATATGCCGGGCTCTCGATCCGCGAGGCGATCGGCAAATATGCGCCGGCCGCGGAGAACGACACCGGCGCCTATGTTCGGCGCGTGACGAATGGCCTCGGCGTCGGGCCCGAGGCGCGGCTCGCCGATCTCGCGCCGGAGCAGCGCGAGCATATGCTCGACATCATGCGCGAGCATGAGGGCTGGCGCCCGGCCTATCGCGCTCGCGCCGCCAGCGACGCGCCGGCGCCGGCGGGAACGCGGCCCGTGCAGGAGGGGACGACGACCGTCGTGACCAAGGGCGGGCGCAAGCTCACCGTCGACGCGCGCTACGCCGAGAATTTCCGCGGCTTTCTGAACGACTATGAGGCGGCGGGCGGCGTCGTCGGGCCCAATAGCGGCGGGCTCGGCGTGCGGCCGGGCAACGCCTCCTATCATCCGATCGGCCGGGCGATCGACGTCAACCAGATCGGCCGCAACATCCGCGCCGGCGGCGTGACGCTGCCCGTGGAGGTAGAGAACCGGCTGGCGTCGAAATGGGGCCTGCGCAGCGGCGCGAATTTCCGCAGCCCGGATGCGGGTCATTTCGAGGTGAATGACGCATTCGCGGCGCATGAGGCGCTGAAGGCGAATGGCGTCATCGCCAAAGACGCGCCGGCGCCGGCGCCGCCGCCGCTCGATCAGCGCGCGCTGACCGATTACCTGTTCGGCGATCGGAAGGCGGCGCGAGAGGTGGCGGCGAAAGCGCGCACGTCGGCGCAGATGATGCAGGAGGTGATGACGCCGCCGGCGAGCCTGTCGACGCGCGGCAACGACGGCGAGATCGATGGCGCGCTCGGCGAATCGCGCGGCGCCCGAGACGCGTGGGGCTCGCCGATCAAGGCGCGCGCCGACATCTCGGAAATCCACGCGATGAATGACGCCTTGCGTGAATCGATCCGGTTGCGCGAGCGTCTGCACAATATCGGCGGTGGCGGCGCTCCGAGCGGCGCCGGCCGGCCCGCGCAATCCGGCCGCGTCTCGATGCAATCGTTCGACCAAATCCGGCGCGGCGGCTACTCCACCGGCGGCGGACAGGGAGATTGGTGATGCTCTATCAGCTCGGAATCGTGACCTTCGAGGTCACGCCGGTCAATGTCGATAGCGTGAAGCGCGAGACGGGCCACGACTTCGCGGCGAAGGCGATCGTCGGCGCGAGGAAGCCACGCGAGAAGATGGGCGAGGCGGACGATCGGATATTGCTCACCGGGACGCTCTGGCCGCACAAGTTCGGCGGAATCGGCACCTTGGACGATCTGCGCGATATGGCGCGCGGCGGCGACCCGCAAAAGCTGGTGCGCGGCGACTTTGTCGTCATGGGCTTTTATGTGCTCGAGCGAATGGTCGAGAACCATGACTATCTCGACGCCGCCGGCCTCGGGCGCAAGATCGGCTTCGATCTGTTTTTAACCAAGAGCGACGAGCCGCCATCGCCGCAGGCCGCGCTCACAACCTTCTATGGGCTGATCGGATGATCGACACGCTCACCGTGGAGACGGATCACACGACGCTCGACCTGCTGCTGTGGCGGCGCTATCGCCGCGAGGCGAAGGGCCTCGTGGAGGACACGCTGGCGCGCAACCCCGGCCTCGCCGCGCTCGGCTCGATCCTGCCGATCGGAACCGTCGTGCAGGTTCAAGCTCCGGCGCTGGCGACGGATTCGGCGGCCGCAATAGTGACGAGCCTCTATGACTGAAGAAGCCGTCTATTCGATCTCGGTCGACGGAACCGAGGTGACGCGCCGCTTCACGCCTTTTCTCGAGGCGCTGACTCTGCGCCTCTATGACGGCGGGCAAAGCGACACGCTGGAGCTCCTGCTCGACGACAGCCGCGGCCAGTTGCGCTTGCCGCGCATTGGCGCGAGTCTCTCGGCCTCGCTCTCGTGGAGGGGCGGCGGCTCGGCGCTGAATTTCGTCGGCAAGACGGATGAGCCGCGCAGCCGCGGCGGGCGCGCCGAAGGACGGCTGCTGGCGCTCACGGCGAGCGGCACGGATTTTCTGTCGAGCCTGAAGCAAAAGCAGCAAGGGCATGTCGACGATTCGACTTTCGAGGAGGCGGCGCAGAAATTCGGCGCCAGGGCCGGAGTCACCGTCAAGGTCGATCCATCGCTCGCCGGCGTTCACCGGGACTGGTGGGGTATCCAGAACGAGTCGTTCGCCGGCTGGGGCAAGCGCATCGCCGCCGAAATTGGTGCGACGTTCAAGCTCTATGGCGGTCTCGATGGCGGTAATGCAGGCGGCCACGCTCGCGCGGTGTTCGTGCCGCGCAATGGCGGCGAGTCGGTCAGCGGGCGGGCGCTGGCGTCGGTGAAGGCGGAATGGGGCAAGAACCTCGTCGAATGGGACCTCGCGCCGACGCAGAGCCGCCCGCGCTTCGGCAAGGCCGTCGTCGGGCTCTTCAATCCGAAGACGGGAAAATTCGAGAACATCGAGGTCGGCACGGGAGACGACTCGGCGCCGGCCGCGCATGTCGATGTCCAGCGGGCCCCGAATTACGCCCAGGCGCGCGCCCGCGCCGCGGCCAATGCGCGTGAGATCGCGCGCGGCAAGGGCGGCGGCTGGGTGGCGATCGACGGCGACCCGGCCGCGCAGCCGCAGGCCCCGCTCGTGGTCTCCGGCGTCCGGCCGGGGATCGATGGAACTTATCGCATCGCCTCGGTCACCCACACACTCACCCGCGCGGCCGGATGGCTGACCGAATGCGATGTCGAGGAGCCGAGCGGCGCGGCTGGCGTTGATGAGAGGTAGGGTCGCCGTGACGCGCCTTCGTCGACGACCATTCGCCCCGCCGGTCCGCCGACGGGGCTCGCGTCGACCGATCGGAACCGAGGCCGTCGCTTTCTTTTGGCCAGACGTCAGCAAGCATATGAAATAATGAGACTATCAGACCCGGCTCTCTCACAATTCGAGTGATCGATTTAAGCAAATCTCAGCATGTGTCTCGGATGTTTCCGGCAGCGCCATGTCGGCGCAACGGTGCATCGACATGCAGGTCGATCAAATACTGGTGGATCTGCTGGAACAGACATTCCAGCAGACCGACAAGCTGCTCGTGCAGGGCGACGCGTCATGGGACACGGCGCTCGAGGGCGTCCGGACGGTCGTCGCCGACCTGAAAATTCGCTATCCAGGGCACAGCGACTGGATCGAGGCGCGGCTTTCCGATTGGCTTCGCGGTCACGCCCATTAG